AGAAGATTCGTAGTCCATCCAGAAGAAGGTGCCGTAGTGCCGCTCGTACCTTGTGCGTACTGCTCATCAATCCTTGTTATACCCCTGCCAGACGAACCGACCAATGCGACATCGGTTTCGTATGCCAAGTCTTCGGGTGCAGCCGCCCATTGGTGCATTACAGCCCCTTCGGTAAGCATAGCCCAATAGACCTCTGGTACGTCTTCCGACATGCCTATGCCTTGTACATAGATGGCAAGCTGCTTGTTTGTATCATCGGGAGTAACAGCCGTGAACGTCACCCTGCATGTTCCGTCTGCCTGCTGCATTATCCTCGTAGCCTGAGAAATGTGCCTTGAAGAGGATGACTTTCCTGGAGCAATCCATGCGGTAGTAAGATAAACGTCAAAGTTGCAATGCGTGATTCCGAACTCAGATAAGTCCTCCGCCCTGAATACAAGTGAGTAGGTGTTGCCGTTTACAAGGTTCTCCGACAACTTTATCTTTGCAATATAGTTGTTGTTCTGCTGATAGTAGTTGAACTGGTTCTTAGAATCAAGCAACAGGTTCTTCACACCCTCGTTGACAGTATATGTAAACGAGTCGTACTGCCACAGGAAACGGTTCGCTCCAGTAGTATCAGGGTAAGACGTACTCCATGTGCCTGTACTCTTTGTAACGCCACTGCTTGCATTCCAAGCGAGATAGTGGCTTACCTTATTCTCTATATATGAAGGTGGCGCAGACAGTCCGTCAAGACCGTCTTCTCCGTCCTGACCGTCGTTGCCGAGGAACCTTGACCAAGAATATTGAGTGTATGCTGTTGCACCTAACGGGTCGTCAGGGTCTTCATCCCTGCATATTCCGATGTATGCAGCACCGTCAAAAGAGGTCGTAGAGAAGTTCTCACTTCCGTCTGCCGATGTTGAATATGCGATATGCAGATAAGAGGAAACGCCCTCTTGCCCTGTCGCACCATCATCGCCTATACGGGCAGGGGTATAGGTGCTTACAACAGTGCCGTTTCCGTATGTGATGGTCTCGCGGGTCCACAAGTACCAACCCTTAGTCATCGGATGACCTGCTGTCGTGTCCCATCCGTTTGTGTTGAAGTCATTATCGGAAGGCTGCGTGTCGCTTTGTGTCAGAAGGTATTTATATACAACACCGTTAATTGTTGTATTAAACGGCATCCAAGTGACATCTGCGCCCGTGAACAAGCTCTCTTCAATGTGGCTCTCACCTTCCGTATAGTCAGTATATAAACAGAACCAACGGCTTGTTGACTTGTATATCTTCGAGAAACCGCTGATAGTCCATCCCGTCCTTGTATTGCCGCTCTTTACCTCGGTAATACTGTCAGCCCACACCTGATGCGTCCACGGCTTGATACCTTTCTGCACGTCATTGAACATGCTTTCCAGGTCGTCACCACCCGATGCGATGAACTTACCCTTGAACTGGTTAAGTCCGAACGACATTACGTTCACTCGCTTGTTATAGAGAGTAAAGTCATTGATGCCTGCGTACTGCACGAAGAACGGTGCTTTCAGCTTGGGAACGTAGTCCGCATCACCTTCCACACCATAACCCGTGTCAAGGAAGTCTATATCGTATGCCGACATGACGATGGCGTTCCTTCGTGCCTTCTGCGCATCGCTCGTACCGCTGTTACCGAGAAGGGTAATCTCATCCCCAGCCTCAGGATTGAACACGCCCCTTGTGTATGTGGCCGAACTGCTGTACACGCCTATCCAATGACACAAGGCTCCTTCGTATTCAACAGGCTCTGACGATACGTTATATACCGTCGTCCAATAGAACTTGTTGCTGACATTGTAGTTCCCGCTACCGTCAAGTCCTGCGGTATTGAACGTTGCACAAAGTACCTGGTCCTTCGTGATGAAAGACTGATAGACGCGCCGCTCTCCATCGTATGCCTTGAAGTACAGCCTTGTAATGGAACTGCTTCTAACCTGTACGGCATATACCTTTGCATTAGCAGGTGTCAAAATAACCATACCGCCAACGCTCTTTATCTCGTCAATGATTAACTGAGCAAAGTGAGCATTGAGGGCATTGAGGTTATCTACGTTCAGTGAATTAAGGACAGCCTCGCCGTTATGGTTTATGTACCACTGGTTCGTGTCTCCGAACCTGACGCCTCCATTGGCGAGGAATCGCAGCCATGCGGCAGTGGACTCATCGGTGTTCCTTCTTAGGAAGTAGTTCGCGCCGTAGGTCTCTATAAGACCCCTTACGACACCGACGTTTACACTTGAACCGCCACCACCGCCAACGGATGTCTCGCCCGAGGTAATCTTTCCTATCTGCTCCTGGATTCGTTGGATAGTACCTACCTGTTTCTCGTTACGCAATGTAATCTCATAGGTAGGTATCTGCTGATTGCCGTACTCCTTGATGCGCAAGGTGTCGATACATACGGCATCGTCGATCGTCAAATCGGTGTCCTCGAACACCATCACGTCACCTTCTTTCAGGATGTCATGATAGGCATCACCTTCCGAAACGACAGCTTCCTGCGCCTGACGAGCCATGAAAACCTCATCAACCTTCGGAATATATGTGTATCTCGGGCTGTCGTTCTTGAACAGGAATGCAAGGGCATTCTCCAACAACTTCGCGGAGGCCATCTCAACATAGGTTGAAGGCATCTCGATACCGATAAGCACATACTTGCTTCCAGGCTTTATCTGATACACCTCGTTTGCCGATGGCGTACCGCCAGTGGATGCTGCGTATGAGTATGGGAAGTACAGGCCAAGTGAATCGTCCTTCGTCCTGTTGCATGTGACAACCCATCGGTTGTTCTCGTCCTGCGTCGCTGAAACGATGTTGAACTCACGCCCACCGCAGGGGCCATCCTTCATCGCTATTGCGCTCTCGTTCTTTATGAGGGAAGCAAGGTCGAAACCGAGGTTCGGCAGTGTAATGGTGAAGTCGGGAACGGTATCGCCTTCTGCAAACACACCGCTGTCCTCTATCACCTCTGCATCATATACGGTATCTATTCCCGAGTTCTCGATTGTTGGATAAATCTCTTCCGTACCGTCAGAACCATTGAAATACTTCGTTGCTTCCCTTACACCATATTCATAGGCATTTGCCGACATGACATAAGGAAGATGGGCATCCTTAGAGAAGTATGCCGAATAACCATGCCATGTAGCATAACCCGTGCTGTCGTTGCAGTTCGTTCCCTGATGGGTCTTCACCCATTGATATAGAGACTGCGTAGGGAACCCAGGCATCATAAGGAAACCTACCGCAAGGTTGTTGGGAAGGTCGCTGTTATCCACGTTGGCATAATACCTTTCGGGCATATTCTTGTCGGAACCGTATGAATACAGCTTTGTCACAATCTGCTGTTCGGTATCTGCTACCCGCTCAATCTCGTAGAGACCGTTACCTTTTCCGTATGCAAACACGTCCTTTGTCGGCATACCTGCCGCACCTATGATGACAACGCGACCCCTTATGACGAAGTTCAGACCAAAGCTGTCCTTGATGTACTTCATCGCATCCCACACGCTCATGTTGTCGATGCTGATGTTCTGATTGTTCTTCTCATTGTCAACCCAAGGACCGTACTTCCCGAACGTGTCTCCGTATGCCTCCTCTGCACGTCCAGATGCACCGCCAGCCCGTGACGCGGACCTTGACGAACTCGGAGTGACGAATATCCACTTGTATCCATCGGTAATACCGTTCTTTTCGCAGTAGCGGTCCGTATTGACCTGCAAGCGGTCTGCAAAGTCGTCTATGTCATTGCAGAAGAATGAGAACACGGGAAGGCCGACATAGTGCATATTGTTGTCGCCTTCCACATAATCAAGCATACGGATGTCCGACAACTCATACGACAAAGCAGAGAACTTCACGTTGTCATAGCAGAAGGCATCACCCGTTGACTTCTTGGTGGCCTTCTTGATAACGCTTGGATCGTAGTTGATGACGAACTTCTCACCACGGTACATGACATAGTCACCGATAGCGAATATTATCGGTACGGGAGACTTGATGTTGAGCGTAACAAAACATTCGCCCATCCAAGTGCCGTTGTACTCCAGTTGGGGTTCAACGAACCTTCCCGCATTCGGCTGCAATGATGCTTCAATTACCGCAAGCCGCTCGTTTCCGTTCTTGTCGTATATCGTGTATGCCATGTCCCGTTATCCTGATTACGTTGCAAAAATAAACTAATTCTCCTTTTATGCAAATTTTTTGGCTTATATTTTCTAAATATTTTTACTTGACGTTCAAGTAAGAGCCTCCAAGTTCCACACGGTGAAGCAGTTCGTATATCATGTCCGCAGCCTCCGCATTCCTTAAAGTGTTGCTTGCAATCTGCTCCTGATGAGCCACCTGTTGCTGTGCGATGACGTTCCATTGCTGGATTTCCATAGATAGGGTAGGGAGTGCCGTCATCATCATCTCACGCTCTATTGCCACATCTGCCCGGATGGCATTGATATACGATGCCAAGAGGTCTGCCTGGTTCTCGGTGATACCCTTGATGCCGGATGTCATCGCACTTGAATCCTTTCCGTTCATGTCAATGCCAAGACTCTTCATCGCATCTGCGACAACGGTATATATACTCTTTCCGTTGTCAATCTGGCTTTTTAACAATGAAAGTTTTCCTACAAGGTCAGCCGCCTCGGAAGCCGATATCTCAACACCGCTGTCGGAATTGGTTGTTGCAATACCCTTTGAACCGAAGAGGAAATCTTTCAGTTCTTCCATTGCAGGCTTGACAACGCTTATCTTTATGATATTCCCGACAACATCCTTCATGATGTCTGCTACGGCATTGTCAAATTCAACAGCGGCATCCTTTCCTTCAGCAAAGGCATTCACCAAAGCGTTGGCAATATTGTCAGCCCAGTTGTCAAGGTCTATGCCGTATCGGTCGTTTGCCATTTCCTGATAGAACGTCCTTATCCTCTGCTTTGCCTCTTCAAGGCTTTGCTCCATGTCAAGGATCTTATCAGCATCGGACTTTTTCTTCTTCTGTTCGCTCTCAAGTTGTTTCTCAAGTTCCTTTTGGGTATTCTGAAGGTCGGCAAGCATCTTCTTGCTTTGTTCTTTGGTAACTGCAGTAAGCTGGTTGCTTATCTCCCATTCAAGGTTCTTGTATGCGTTCTCAAGGTTCTTCACCTCACGCGCTGACTTCTTGATGGCATTGTCCAGTTTCTTGTCGTGTCCCCTTGCAATTGCAGTTATCCATGAGGTGACAGACCCGACACCTCCCTTGATGACACCACCTATATCACCATTCTTCAAAGAATCCCATGCATTCGTGGCATTCTGACTTGCATTGGAGAAACCTTCCATAAAGGTGTTCATGTCTTCCCAACTGTCGCTCTCGGTGTCTTTTCCAAGCGCATCGTACATCTCACGGATCTCATCGAACGTACCCTTCATGCCCTGTACGATATTATTGATGCCATGGACAATCTTGTCAATGACCATCATCGTTGACATCGCACCGGACGCACCTTTCATTGCTGATGCTGCACCTTCCTTCATGAAATCAGCGGACATCATAGCCGAACTTGCAGACTTCATGCCTAACTCATCCCCTTGCTTCATAGCATTCTGATAGTCATCAGCTGCCTGACCGAGTTCAGTAGAGTACTTGTTGAAATCACTCTCTGCCTGCTCATACATATTCTTGAACATTCCTTCAAGACCTCCGCTGAGTAACGATGCCATGTTGCCCTGTTTCTTGCGCAACTTGTCAAGTTGGTCGTTTATCTGCTTTATCTGCTTGGAATATTCTCTCGCTGTAATGGTTCCGCTCTTCAGTTCGTTGTTGAGGTTCTCACGGATCTTCTTCCCGATTTCTTCTGCTTCAGGAATGGTGAGCGATAGGATGGAATCATAGAACTTGAGATATTCCGCACTTGCCTTGAATGCCTCTGCACGAAGATCCTTCAAGTCCTTCGTAAGTTTGAGTATTATCGGGTCATCATCGGCAAGGTTGTACTTCTCCTTCGTCCTTACAATCTCTTCCTCTTTCTTGGCGATCTTCTCCTGTACGGTAAGAAGTTTCTCAATTGCATCACCTCCCTTTGTAAGAGAGTCGTGATAGTTCTTTTTGGTGATGTCTACTATCTTCTTCCAAAGTTCGTATGCTCCGTTAAGACCTTTGTATAGGTTTTCTGCCTCAACCTCACTGATATCATAGTCTATGTTCTCACCGACTATTCCTTTCAGCCTTGACTCAAGTTCCCTTGCAAAGTCATCGAACACCCTTCCGTTCTCAAAGGCACGTCTTGCAAAGTCCTCGCTACCAGTCTTCTCAAAGAGAGTCTTATACAGGTTGTAGTTCTCTCCTTGTTCGGATATATATTCCTTGATTGCCTTCAGTTGGTCATCAATAATCTTCTGAGCCTCGCTTTGGTTGAAGTCAGCGATGTACTTGTCAATGCTGATACCGAACTTCTTACGATCCTCAGTGGACATCTTGAGCGAATTCTTGATATTCTCAAGAACCTGCTTGAAATTGTTTACGGCTTCCTTACCCTTTCCCTTCATTGTCGGGAAAAGGCTCTCAAGGATGTTGATGCTCTCATCCTCGCTATATGTCTTGCTGTACTTCTTGTACTCATCAAGGAACGACTTGATTTCATCAAACCTTGTCTGCGCTTCCTTGAGTTCCTTGTCAGCCTTACTTCCACCGCTGCCACCTTTCTTGTCACGGAACACCTTACCTCCTCTTGTCGGGTCAGTGAGGGAGAAGCTATACTTATCGCTTGCTTTTATGGCTTGGTTTATCTTCTTTTGCGCATCCCTGACTCCTTCCAATACACTTCTGACAAACTCATCACCACCAGCTGCATTTTTTATGTCCTCATCTTTCATTACACCGACACCTACAGCAGTCAGTCCGTACTTCATCAAAATAGGCTCTGCATTCTCGATCTGGTCTTTTGCCGTCTTGTATGCTTCACGAATCTTTTGGATGACATCAAATGCATTTGTTGCAGCATTTATGTCTATTATCCATTCACCATCAACAAGCTTATTCAACTGCTCCTTCAGCGCACTGATCTTTGCAGCCGCCTCTGCAGTCTTGACATCAATAGGTATTCCGAACTCGACTTTGCCGAGTTCCATAATCTTATCCTTTACCTCATCAACCGATGCACCCGACTTCGTGACCATGTCTGCAAGAGCCATAGCGATGGCTTGACCAAGGGATTTTTTTGCAGCATCGCTCAACTTATCGAAGTCACCATATGTTGATTCCAGTTCGGTCTTCATGTTTTGGGCAACCTGCTTGAACTCAGCCTCAAGTTCATCGGTGGCATTTGTAACCTTGCTGTTGTCAAACAGCCATTCCATACCGATGTTGGAGAACGATTGGAATATAGACTTGAACTTTTCTACGGCATCCGTGTACTCATCCTGATGGGTGGCAAGGAACTGCATCTGCCCATTCACATCCTCAAGGGCAATCTTGGAATCCTTGAGTGCCTTGGCAAAAGCAGCATCACTCCTTGCTGCATCAAGTGCCTTGACCGATGCCTTTTGGTATTGCTTGTAGTACAGCGCAATGGTGTGCGTTTGCTCTTTCAGCGCGTCATTATAGTCCTTGATGTCAGTCATGAGGTCATCATCAAACCATCCGTTTTTCGCCTGCTGAATGGCATCGGAAAGTGCCTGTGCTACATTGGGTAGGTATTCGTAGCTCTGAGCAACAATGATTGCGTTTTCGCCCAATATCTTGTATTGTTCTGCAAGGGAGTGTACGGCTTTCCCGGTCTGGTCGGTGGCATATGCCGCATTGAGCATGATGTTCGGAGTGGCTGCATACTCCTTGATGAACTGTTCCCATGTTTCCATGCTCTTACGCATATCGTCACTGGAAAGTGAATCCGCACTCGGGAATCCAAATGTTCCTGGGGTTTTACCGAAATTCTCTATATTGTTCTTTCCGTTGACGTTGAAGGTCATGTTGGTCTCCTCCATCATATTGCGGATGTTCTTGATGCCCTCTTCGGCACGGTTGAACAACTCATCGTTCAGTTCAATTGCCTTGTCGGTTTCCATCTTGTTCTTCATCCACAACTCGGTAAGACCTGCGATGAGGGCAAATATCCACAACTGAGGACTGAACAAAAGGCTCTTCAATGCAACGGCAAGTTTGCCAAACCCAAGTGCGAGTCCATTGACAACTCCAGTAAATCTTCCATAAGTCCTGATGCTATTTATTGCAGTAACGGCATTCTTCTTCTCTGCCTCAGTAAGGGCTGATGTCATAATTGCACATCTCGCACGGGCTTTAGACACCTGCCCTAAAGCAACCGCCTTTGTGAGGTCTTCGGCAATAATCTTATGATTATTCAAAGCCATCCTCATCTCTTCAATAGACTGCGCCCTTGTGGATGCGATAAGACTTCTTCTTGCAGCAGAGAGTTTGTTTATATGCGTTACACCAAGCAACTGAAGACGGGTCAGGTTCCTTGCACCTATTGCTGCTGCCGTTTCTTCAGCAGTTAAACTTCGGTATGTTGCTGCATAGCGCATCATCAACATCTGCGCCTGCCGGTTCGCATTGATGTTCTGCAACGTGGCAACGGTGTTCCTTCCAAGGAGTACATTGTTTGCGGCAATAGCCATCCTCCATGTTCCCCATACGGTTGCACCAACACCGACTACGGCAATCATCTCCTGCCAGTGCGTGGTCATCGCCATCAGTGCAGTTGCAGTATCCTTCAGTACCTGACCAAGTTTCCCCTCTGCCATGTCACCATACATGATGTCCATGGAGTCACGCAGGTTCTTCCATTTAGCTGCAACCGACTCGGAAATCTTCTCCTGCATGTTGTAGAACATACCGCCTTCATCGGTCATTCGCTTGATCTGCGCCTCTACATCCTCATATGATACCTGACGCTGAGAGATACGCTTCTGCACCTCTGCCGTTGACACTGCACGTTTCTCCACCTCGGAGTAATATTCGGCAAGCATCTTCAGCATCGGGATGTTGTTCATGGAGAACTGGCGGAGAGTGATACCAGTAAGGTATGTCGCACTCTTCACATGACCCAGTGCCAATGCAAGACGACCGATGTCCTGGCCTGCACCTGCAGAGATGTCGGCAAGTCTTCTTGTCATGTCATAGAGCTGACTCTGCTCAACACCATATGCGGCCAACTGCTTGGAGTACTGGTCAAGTTCAACTACACCGAACGGAGACTTGATGGCAAGACCCTTTATCTGGTTGAACAGGGTGTTGGCACGGGCTGTGTCACCGAGGATCGCACCCATGGAGATACGCTGTTTCTCCAACTGTCCACCGATGTCTATGATGTTCTGCAGGAACTGACGACCTGCGTGGATGGTGAACAATCCGACCATCGCCTCGGTCATGGAAGACACGGCACTGATACCTCCGTTAAGGCTTGCCCTCATGGCTACGAAACTCCTCTGTTCCTCGCTCATAGACTTGGCTACACGCATACGAGCCTGCTCAAGAAGGAGTTCAGCCTTTTGGGCATTTGCTGTCGTAGCAATGGTGCGCTGACGTTCGGTGGCAAGCTTGGCCTCTGCAAGAGCCGCCTCCGCAGATGCTTTTGCCGCCCTTGCCTGCGCCTCCGTGAGACCTCCCATCTTCTGAAGCCCGGCAAGACTTGACGGGTCTATGTTGACCCTTATCTTGAAGTCTTTCTTTGACAACGATTCAGCAATGCGCTGACGCATCGCATCAATGTTACTGTGTTCAAGTTTGATGTTAATAGGGATGTCACTCAACTTGTGGCTGAGTTCCTTACGAATCCTGTCCGCGTCTTTGGTTGCCGAGTCTTTGAGTCGGGTGTCAAACCATAGTGTACCGAGATCTGCCATATGTTATCCTGATTTGTGCAATCTCCCGTTTTTCGGCAAAGATGTGCAATGTTTATTATTTTTGCGCCAAAAATAATAAAAAAATCCACATAACTAAATTTTCTGCAAGAAAATATTGAAAATTTAATCAAAAAAATAAGGACTGACATTGTTGCCAGTCCCTATCCTTCACTGCAAGGCTCTCCGTACAGCCTTACCAACTTACGCATAAGATAGCCCGTAAGCCATGCCGAGTCCTCGCTCCTCCACGGAACATAGTAGTAACTTGCAATATCGACCTTCACATGGTCGAGGACTTCATGGGCGAGAGTGTCCCACCACTGCTCGGGAGAATCTGCATCACCTATGAAGACAAGGCTCATGCGGATTCCTGGGCGGCTGATGCACATACCCGTGTTCTCATGGAATAGCAGAACGTCTATCGCCCTGTCAATCCTCTCACCGTGCATGCCGAATGCCATCATCATCTGCCTCATCTCATACTCATCGAGCCTTCTGAGGTCGTGGCACAGGACAATGCCCCATTTGCCTGCAACGTCCAAGTAATCGGTCTGCATAGGCTATCAGATGAGCATTTCCCAATGGATAGGGATGCCTGCGTTACACATCTTTGCTGCGAAACACGCAAGCACATCTCCGCTGTTTCCATCGGGGTCGCATATCGTTTCCTCAACGTAGCTTGAACGCATCTCGTCAGTTGTGAGTGTCTTCGGGTAATCAGCCACCGACATCATAAAAACGTACCAACTGTCATACCTACTCTCCTCTGGTATCTTGACTCCGTTAGCCCTCAGTATCTCCGATACGTCATCTGCCGAACGTATAGACACACGTTTCATCGTACCCGTTGCAGGGTCTTTCATCTCCATGTTTGAGATAGCCCATGCAGCCAGTTTCCTCGAGAAATGACCTTGATAGGTCTGCATGTATATCGCCTCTTCCTCTGTCATTATGTATTTCATATTCCTTCCTTTTTAGAAAGGGCAGATAAAAAGTCGTCCTTCTATCCGCCCTTCGGTTAATTACATGTACCTTCCACGGGAGTCACGGGTGCGACGGTAATGCTCATCTTCTGCATCCTCCCATCCGTTTTTGTACCCTTCCTTGTACGATTCCTCATCTCTCATTCGTGCGCCTCCACGGAATCCGTGACGCATCTCCTCACGCATATTGGAGCGCATCTGCTCCTTGCCTTCGTCCTTGATAATAATCATAGTCGTAGTGTTTAGGGATTCTTGTCTTTGGGCGAACCCGACAGCTCACGCATGAAGGACAGTATCTCATCGAGTTTCCTGTCCTGCGCATCCGCACGTTCCTGTAGTTCCTTGACTACACGCGCCTGACGCTTACCCTCTGCATACTGAGGATTGATGCCTTCAATGGCTTTCTCACCCTCTTCTATGAGCGAACGGAAATACTGTTGGTTGTCAAGTCCGTCACGTCCTATCTGCATCAGTCCCGAGATGGCTTGCTGCGCACCTTCGGATGTCGTGCTATAGTATGAACCCTTGTACTCGACCACCTCCATTCCTACAGGTACGTTCGGAACGGTCTCGTCACTACCACCTACATTCACAACGATGTCTATCGGTTGGGGTGTAGGCTGTGGCATGTAGGGATTGGAAGGCTGTTTCTGAACCTTCGATTTCAGCGTTCCCGTAAGGAACTCAAACGGTTTCTTGCGAATGACATAAATCGGGCTGCTTTCGCCCAAAGCATTGAAATCCATAGTTTTAACTTTTTAATTAGTGATACTCTCTGATTACTATGCTGCGCCACCTCCTGCGGCTGCATCAGTTGCGGGCGTTGTGGCTGCACTGAGTCGGTTAGCCCAATACGATGCAACAAAGTCAGCACCGATGTTCGCATAGAGCGTAGGAACAGCCGTGTACTGGTTGTTCGGAAGTGTGACGGTGGGCGGCTGGCATCTCTTGATGGACTCAACCTCGTTCTGGATACCTGCCAACTGAGCCAATACGGGAGATACTGCCTGCTGAACAAGGCTTGCGGAATACTTCTCGGACTCCAGCTTCTGCACCTGTGCGGTAAGAGCCGTAATCTCACGGTTCTTGCGGTCTGACTCGAGTGCGTCAATCTTGTTGTCAAGAGCAACGTAGTTGCGGTTCATCGCATCGGTGAGGGCATATGTCTGCTGACATGTTGCCAGCTGGTCTGCTGCAGCCTTGGATGCAAGACTCTGCTGAACACCCGAGAAACCCTGGCTCAATGCCAACTGGTTCTGGCAGCAGCAGCTTTGGAACTGAGCCGCGAGGTTGGCATCTCCGCTCTGGATTGCGTTGATGACCTGCAATGCGTTCAAGCCCTGGTTGGCACCGATTGTGTTCAGTGCGTTCTGAATGCCCTGAATCTGCGTGTTGACGAGTGAGAAGTCCTGACCGAGCATCGAACTGAGGGTCTGAACGGCTGTACGCTGTGCCTCACCCTGTGAGTTGATAGCGTTCATGATAAGCTCACGACCCGAGTCGTTACTGATTTGGTTACTGAGGAAACCTGCGCCTCCTGCGTTGCCGCCACCGAAGCCGCCGAACCCGTTACCACCCCATCCGAAGATGGATGCAACGATAGCAAGGCCGATAAGTTCACCGATGGTGTTGTTGCCGTTCCCGAACAAACCGCCTCCACCCATTCCACCGATAGGGATGGTGAACTGCGGAGTGCTTGCGGATGATTCGGGGATTGAATAAATCTCTGCCATAAAATTTGTGTTTGTGATGTTAATAATAGGGTTTACTGTGTCATCGCGCTTTGACACTGGCAAAGATAGTTCCCACACAAACAAAATCCAAACATTTACGGCTTATCCCACTGCATCAATCATGCAGTCACGTTCCATAGACTTGATGATTTTATACACTTTTCTTTCACATATCTCATACTTTTCCGAAAGAAAAGCAACGATATAGACCATCTTGTGATCCATATCCTTCATTTTCTTGTATTCGTGGTAAAGTTCCACCCACTTGCAATCGTCAAAACTGATGCCGAAACTGTGCAGCATTTTCAAAAATTCCTTGTGTAAAGATAAAAATTCGTAAACTTTCATACGCTTTGATTATAATTTATTATCTTTGCACCCGATTCTCGCATACATACGAAACCGTACTTCCGCAAGACAGGGCATCATCCCCCGGCAGGCGGCTGTACGGTTGCTATATTAATAATGTATGTGAGAGTCTTTATTAATGTCGGGGGATTTTTCTTTTCTTCCCCCAAAGAAATCATGGTATAGGTTTCCAGTTTGAGTTCAGGACTTTAGGAGCATCGGTGAACGTCCTTGTAAGTACATCCATCCCCTTGATGGTTTCAAGGAATTCGGAATACTCAGTACCCGTAGTGATGACAACCGTAAGACCTTTTGCCTGCGCCCTATAGCCTTGAAGGAAATTGAGGGATGTCTGCCGACCGCTCGGGTTGCTGATGTCAACCTCGCCATGTACTGCACGTTCCTCTCCTTCATAAGGGTTCTTCAAAAACGCAGTCTTGCCCTTAGGTATCTTTCCCCTTCTCGGCCTTATAGTCCATACTTGCTGACCTATAATGTAGCGCAGGCTCCCATTGACATAGACACCTCCCATGTATGATGTCTGCGTCTGCCCGGTAAAACCGAAATATCCCTTCTTCCTCGGAAGTTCATCAAGGAGCTGTTTCACCGACTGGATGAGCGAGTTTACAAGGTGATCCTGAATCATCTCAAGACCCTTTGCAAATCCGTTGTCAAGAACCTTTGCGTTGTCAGCCATCACTCAGTAAGCGTTACGTTGGTGACCGGGTCGGTGACCTTGAATGTTGCCTTGAAGGTCACGACATTCTCATTGTAAATGTCAGTACCCCTGCCTTTCGCAATCACGCAAGGCTCTTCATCGCTGATGCTTACAAGGTAACATCCTTTGCGACCAATCGTGCTGAACGGGGAGTAGATAGTAAGGTCTGCACCAGTGCCTTCATCCGACTGACCGTCATTTCCAGTGAGCCATTTCTTGAAGGCATCTATCTGCGTGAGTGCCATACTGAGATTCATGATGTTTATAGCAAGTTCCTCACCTTTGTATGCGAACTCGAACTCAGCATCATATGATTCCATACACAACCGAGTCGGTATGAACGTGTCCGTTCCGTTCTCATCAGGCCAATCACGCGTGGCAAGTTTCTTCGTAGTGCCACCTGCCCTGAACGGCACCTTGGCGCACACGATGCCCCATTCGGTATAGGTGTTGACAACCTCACCGTCATCACCCTTCCTTATCAATAAAGTGTTCGTATCATTCATATCTCTAACCAAGTTTAACACCAACATCGGCATTTATATTACCGCCACGGAAGATGTCATTCAACGTAAGGTTCGTGCCTGCACCTTCTTCCGTTCCGTATCTCTCTATCCAGTCCTGACCAGCCTTCTTGACCTGATTCTCATCCGCATCGGTGTCATCAAAATCGTACTTCTTCCTGTTCTTCTTAGTCCTTCCGTAATCAATGACGCTGACATCTGCAGTGAGCAGTTCAATCTGCGCATTCGTAAGCACCCAGTTCATGTAGTACATCATCCCGCTGATGGGGATTCCGAGGAACTTGAGCGGCCCGGTGTCGATTCCGTGCTTCTGGGCGATTTCCCAGCGTTGGCCGTACTGAGTGCGCGAAGGGTACGCTCGGCTTCCTCCTTCGTCATCGTTTTCTTTGCGTCGTTTAACGCGGTCAACAATATTGTAGCGTTCAAGTAAGCCGTTACCTGATGCTGTTGAGTTTTTTTTTGAGCCATCTCGAACAAGGGAGTAAGTTCCTCGCTGTTGTACTGCTTGATGTAGTAGAACCATCTCCACAGTAGCCAATAGAAGAGGTGACTCTTCCAAAAACCGTTCAGCACAATCAGTGCAGCACCTTGGGAGAGAATCTTGCTATCGTTCCCTTTCTTCAGCATTAGGCATGTGATCATGTCTGCCGTTGCCGGGTGCATCCACTTGACCTTGAACTTCCTTCCCCTGACCTCCACGACATCCGCATAGTTCTTCGTGACGGACTTCAACATCCGCTGGTCTTCGTTAGTTGCCTCGTTGAGGACTTTTCCTTTTTTCTTCATATGTAAAACAATAAAGGGGGTAGGGCATACACCCACCCCCTATCTATCATGGAATACATCAGGTTAAGCAGAGTGTGCCGTTCCGTTCAGGATGTAGAATGCTGCACCATTGGCATCGGTCAGCGGGGTAACGCTCACGTTGTAGTAGCCAGTGGAGTCATCGCCACCTTCACCGTTGAATGATGCGAACATCTCAACATCGGGAAGATATACACCAGTGAGGCTGTCGGAAGAAACCATGACGAGTGCGCCTGAAATCTTCTTCGGTGCAAGAGCATAACCCTGACCAGTATAGTCAAAGTCACCGATCTGGACTGCAGAGCTGATAGCAGCATCGGTCTTCTTCTCCATAAGGATCTCATTGATGGTGGCATGAACTGAAGAAACCTGGAATGAGATGTCGCTCTCACCCTGAGAAACCTTGGATGTCCAAGTCGTTCCGTCAGTCAGCTTTACCTCTGATGTATCAGGCTCGCCAGTGTCAAAGGTAACACCGTCCTCAAGAACGGGGAACTCAATACCGCCAGTGAGTGCGCCAAGAGCCTTGACTGCACCACCAGTGGTCTTGTTGTCAGCGAAATAGTATACGCGGTTGACCTTATCAAAGATGGTACGAAGCGTATCTTTGGTTGTAGAAACAATATTTGCCATTTCCGTATTGTTTTTTAAAGTTTGATAACTAAACGAAATTGAATAACCGTAACGTGGAATCCCATTCCGTCAGACTTACTCTGAAGTTGGGTAGGCTTGGAGTTGCAGGATGCATAGGCATTGTTGAACGGATGGAGTGACTTGACACCTTCCACCAACTCGCCCATCTTCGGGACGTTTTCAATCCCTCCCTGTCGGTCACGGACATAGATGTGGTACTGGACATATCCCATATTGTGCGTGTCGGCATACGGGTCTTCGCTGACAAGCCTGACGACAATGAAGTCATCCATCTGCTCATATGCGAGAGGGCGGGTGTTCGTGAACACCTTGTCCGTAAGACCAGAGACCTTGTCGTACAACATCCTGAGAATCTGTTCGTAGTGTGTATCTGCCATATCCGTCAGTTCTTTGGATTGTCACAATAAACCGTTGTTCCCAAATCTCCTGCGTAGCTGTCGCTAACCCTCATTCCTACCGTTGTACCGCTCAAGTCGGTAACATCGATGAACATCCCGGACTTGATGCCTTTGACCACAGCACCGCATTCATCACCTTCCTTTCCGTCATGGGCGAAGTCAACGTCACCATCCAGCTTCCCACCGACAAGAGAGCCAAGCTGCACACGGTAGTCGGACTTGAACACATGGTCTTGCCCGTAGAACGTACGCACACTTGTGTTGCTCTCTTTCCTGCAACGACCCTTCCACAAGGTTACTTTCTCTCCCTCGCTGAAGGGAGTGACTTCACCTATGGAGTAGATCTCGCAGCGGTGAGGGAATCGTATGTGGTTTTTGCCTAATCTGCCCATTTCAGAAATTGATGATTCTTATGGTACTGCCCATCGGCTTCTCGTCCCACTTGGCGAACAGGTCACGGTATTTTTTCAACCATGCATCGATGTTCGTCTTGGATACCGTCCATCCACCTTCAGAATGACTCCAACCGCCATCGCTGACCTTTTCAGTAGAACCTCCCACGGGAAGGTTTGACAACCAGTAGTACATCGTACCTTCAGCCAAGTCGCGGTCACGTTCACTGATGTCGGCACATGGCAGATCGGAATCTATCATGCGCTTCATGCAGACATATGAGACTGCCTCATCGGTAATCAATGAAGTGTTGATACTCTTGAGGAAATCCCCTAATGTAACGGTCGAGTCGTAAGTCATAACGTACAGGTTTAAACGGTTACTGTTGAGATGAACATCTGACGTACGGCAGAAGGAACACAAAGCTGTGCCATCTCACCGTTCACGTTGATGCTATGAGTGCGAGGAATACCCTCCTGCTCAATCAGCAGACGATTACCCATTGCATAGGCGATGTCGCTTGCATCGTAGCCCATTGAGAGAGGCTGAACACCCTGGATGCCACCGATCTTTCCTGTCGGGATGAACGCAATGTTCTCCTTCTTGAAGTTCTCCACCTGAGTGGTAACGAGGTCGGGAGCGTTTGAACCCGTGGTGTCGGGAGCAGAAACGTAAGCATAGGTGTCGCGAGTCACGATCTCGTCAACCTTGATGAGCTTGCGGATGATTTCCTTCTTCTGGTCGTCACCTGCGTTCTCACCAACGCTCTGTGCGATAGCTGCACTTGCAGCGGTCGGAACGAGGTTGTAGCCGATCTTCTGCAATACTGCGGTGTGGGTGAGCAGGTCATCCCACAAGTCCTGACTCAACTCAAGACGGAGAGGACCATAGTAGTGACCCGTGCGACGGATGTACTTCACTCTGTCCTGCATGTACTTGATTGGGTCTGATGCAGAACCCTGATTGCTTGTGGTGTGGCTTACGTTAGTCCACCAACGGGCGGTAGAGGTCAGAGCGTCGATGTTTGCAGACGGAACACCGAAACCGATGGTCACACCCTTGATACCTCTCGGGTTGTTGGTTGCGGTGATCTGGAACTGACCTGTTGAAACCACCTGATGACGCTGATGGTTCAGTGCATTGTAGAATGCCTGAATCAGACCGTCAGTACCCTCATCGAGCAACTTGAACATGATGTCGCGCATGTCATCGTTCAATGCCAAGGCACCGAAACGCTGTGCAAGCTGCATCTGTTCGCGGACAACAACACGGTTCACAGAGTAGAACAACTTCTGTGTCGGGATGTTGCCAGTGATACCCTCGGCTGTTCCGAGCGGCATCTCGAAGCCCTCTGACTCGGGGTCAACGTAGGTTGGAAGGACTGTTGCGGCAGTCTTGCTTACAAGCTGCGCAAATGTATATCCGATGGTGATGGGGTCGAAATCGAAACCGTCAATGCTGACTGCATCGTACTTCTCCTCGTACTTGTCAACGAACTGCTGCCAAGTTGCACCACCAAGACCAAGTGACATGATGTCACGCAATGTTACGGGAATAGTTCTCATAATCTTCTAATCTTTTAATGGTTAATTACTTGGCTTAGTCAATCACGCGGATTGCAAGGCCGTTCTTCTGTGTCATGCCCTTAATGGCTGCTGAGATGGTGGCGGCATCGGTTACGGTAGCACCGAGCATATAGCCGTAGATCTCGCCCTTCACGATGATGTTGCAAGTGCCGTAGTTGTAGGTGGCAGAGCCGCCCGAACCATGCTGAATCACGGGAACATCCTCCTGTGTGAAGCCGATGATGCTGAGAGAGTCGATACCTGCGGGAGACTGACCTGTGACCGCAGTCTTGATCTGCGCCCATGTCAGCACCTTTACGTCGCGGGCATCAGCACCGCTGGTTGTGTCCTTAACGACAGCCATACCAGCCTGAATCAATCCGTCAGAAGCGAAGTCGCTCATGTTCGTCACATGGTAGCCGCCAGGGAGCTGCTCATCAATGCGACGCCATACCTTCTTGGCATGACCAAGACTTACGGTCTGCGAATCGAACGAATTACCGATCTGAAAATCCTGTTTCATTTTCTTCGTGCTTTTTGTTAATCCTGAAAACTAAATAAAACTCACTAAGCGGGTCTGTACTCAACCTTTCTTACCCCAACCTTCCTTGGCTTTCTTCTTCTCGAACTGCTGGTCAAGCCATGTGTTCCCCTGACCGCTGTTACCGGGAGTACTGTTCCTCGGTGGTGCGCCTGTTCCGCGACATGCGGTATACTCGGCATCGTACTTCGCCAGAAACTCGTTCGTCAGCTCCTCAATGGACTTCGTCTCATCGAACTGAGCATTGGAAAGAGTCTTTTCAAGGACGTAGTCGTCATTTGCCTTCTGCTTCTTCATCTCGGCTTTCACCTTCTGGAGAACCTCGGCATGTTGCTTTGCCTTGTCGCTTGAATCAAGTCGGTCGGTGAGTTGTTTCAACTGCTCCTTGAGAGCCTTGACCTCCTCACTTTCCTGCGGTTGCGGAGCGGGGTTGGGTTTCAATCCCTCCAACAACGTCTTGATCTCTGCAATCTGCTCTGCAGACATGTCCTTGAACGTGTCCTCGGTAAGCAGGTTTTTCTTTGCCTCCGCGAACTTGGTCGAGAAGTCGTGGTTGTACTGACCCTGCATCCCTTGGAAGAATGACACTGCCTTTGTAAAGTATGCCTCGTCAGGCTCTTGTCCATCGGCAACGGGGTTCAACTCAACGTACTTCTTGATGGTCTGTGCTGAAAAGTCGGTGTTTCCCACTTTCGACTGCACGGTAGAAACGATTTTTTCGATTTCCATATGTTATCCTAATTTAAAAGTGTTTCAAAGAAAGGGCCTCGGTTCTCACGAATGGAAACCCTGCTGCAAAATGTCTATTACATTGTTGTTCCAGTTATCCTAAAATCAATCAGTAAAACTATATCCTATCTAAACATGAACATATTATGTGCTTATTTTTGCGCCAAAAATAGCAAAATTTTCAATATACGCAAATTTTAGATTAAATTTTCTGCACATTTTCTTAAAAATAATGCATTTTTTTTCTATCTTTGCCCCCAAAGATAGCTTTCGGGATATGATTTTGCAGAAATTCGCACCAGTGATGGACATTCAGGAATCCATTCTTCCCGCTCTCAAAGAGAAGTTCGGGGAACTGATGGACTGTCTGCATATCGTACACGAAGAGGAGATATACAAGCTACGGGAAGACAGGAGATGCATCGTCTATCAGGAGGGCGGCCAGAAGGATATGCTGTCCTCGACTGCAGACATCATGATAGGTGGTGGAGCCAGAGGTGGAGGCAAGACGTACATGCTACTCATGCAAGCCCTGTACGACATCGTCAACCCGAATTTCCGTGCAATCATATTCCGTAAGGACTTGGATGACCTCTCCGACATCATCGATACATCACAGGAACTTTATGACGAGTTCGGTACATACAACCGTGCCAAGAACGACATGACGTGGAACTTCAACAACGGGGGATGGCTGACATTCTCCTACCATGCCATGGAGGAAGGCGCGTTCCATGACCGATATCAGGGTAAGCAGTATCCTTACATCGGAATCGACGAGGTCACGCAGATGTCATACAAGAAGTTCAAGGTGCTTACGATGTCCAACCGTAACGCATACAACATACGCAACCGCATCATCGGTACTTGTAACCCCGACCCGGATTCCTGGGTGGCGAGGTTCATCGAATGGTGGATAGACCAGGAAACGGGTCTGCCGATACCCGAAAGGGCAGGGAAGGTGCGGTACTGCTTCATGGACGGTGATGATGTTACGCAGATCGTGTGGGGAGATACGCGTGAAGAGGTGTTCGGAAAGTGCAAGGACACGCTGATGGCATACTGGAAACCCGAGTTCGAGAGGTACGGACGACCTGAAGACCTTCTCATCAAGTCGGTCACGTTCGTTCCTGCCAAGCTCGCTGACAACATCGCACTGATGTCTTCCGACCCCGCATACCTCGCAAACCTTATCGGTCAGGATGATGAGACCCGCGCAAGGTTCCTTGACGGCAACTGGAAATACAAGGCTGCGGGAACGGACATCATCAAAATAGAACACATGGAGCGTTTCTTCGCCAATTCGATACAGACTGGTGACGGCATACGGAGGATATCTTGTGATGCCGCATTCGACGGAGGTGACCAGTGTGTGTTCTGGCTATGGGAGGGCAACCACATCCTCGACATTGCCGTCTGCTCCAAGAATGCGAAGGCCACCGTTGAGTTCACGAAGGCACTGCTTGAGAGATGGAGGGTTCGTGAGGACAACTTCGCATATGACCTCATCGGTGTCGGACAGGTATTCAAGGGATACTTCCCGAAAGCCGTAGCCTTCAATGCGAAGGAAACGGTGGATGATAAGTTCAAGGGAATGTTCTACAACCTGAAGGCGCAGTCGTTCCAGTACTTCGCAGACCACATCAAGGACGGAACGTACTCCATAGAATCCGAACTCCTCACAAGGAGGTTCAGCGGTCGTAACTACAAGAACAAGACGCTTCAGGAAATCCTCAACGAGGAAAGGAAAGTGATACGCTTCCGTGAGGATGACCCGACAAGGGTTATCGACAAGGTGAAGCACATGAAGAAGATCATACACCGCTCACCCGACTTCATAGAGGGTGCGGCCATCCGTGAGATCTTCAACATCAAGAAGACCCGGCACAAACCACACAATATGGGCTTGATAGCGGGTATGTCCGACAGGCACAAGAGAATTTATGGAAATATGTATAACTTCGGAGGCAGGAGATGGTAGAAAAACTCCCTACTCTGACTCCTCAACTCCAACAAAACGATGACAGTTAAGGAAATATTGACTAAGAAGCCGTTCTACAGGTTGACAAACGGTGGAACGGAAGCAAAGAACTACAACGAGCCAATGTTCGTTGACACGATGCAATACGCAGAGCGAAGGATGAAGGGTCAGCAGATGACGCAGACGGACTACCTTGAGGAGTTCTATCCGTTCTCCCACCGGGTGATGTCCGACTTCTACTTCCCCGAGTTCTACAACTACTCCACGGACATGGTGGACGGAAAGGAGGAAATCAAGTTCCATAGGGAGGAGACGTTCCGTATCGGTTCGACACTGCAGAGCCTGATCACTTGCCAGCAGCTTGTACACCTCACGGGCAACGACATCCACTTCGAGATCACCGACAAAAAAACCGACAGCACGAAGGACACCATGTACAAGGCATTCCAGACAGGGTGGCTGAGAAAGAACATGGAGGCGGTGTTCTATGAACTCGCAAGGTCGGTGAAGATAACGGCTGATGGTGCTGTTGTGTACTACCTCGACAACGGCAAGATGGGAGCGAGGGTACTCTCCTTCCTCAACGGAGACACGCTGTTCCCGCATTACGACCCGATAACAGGGAAGATGAACACCTTCGGACGGAAGTTCTGCTCATACGATGAGGACGGAAAGGAGAACACGGTGTATGTGGAGGTATGGGACGACAAGTACCTGTCACGATACCGCCAGAGCGTGAAGGGGCTGAAGGGTGCAGTGAACAAGGCGAAGGACTACATCGGACTTGATGCCTTTGAACTCGTCTTCAGGAGAGAACACGGATTCAGCCGTATACCGATAGTATATATGAGGGACAAGGACAACGGTCCCTGCTGGAATCTCGTCCAGCCTCTCATTGACGACTATGAGGTGGCATTGTCATATTTTGCCAAGAACAATGCGGGTGCGGCACTTCCTTCGTATGTCATGAAGGGTGATGACATCGACATCCAGGGTGACCCCCTCGGACGTGTCCGTGCATTCACGATGGGCAAGGACGATGACGTGTCGCTACTGCAACCAAACGGACTGTCGGAGAACTACACCAAGTACATCGAGTACCTACTCAACGAGATATTCCAGGGTGCATACATCGTACGTCAGCCGGAACTCAAGTCGGGTGATACACCTACGGGAACGATGAAGCTCTACTACGCACCATCCCTTGACAAGGCAACACTTGAGGCAAAGGACTACAAGGAAACCATAGACCAGATGCAGTCACTCTTCTGCGAGGGATACGGCATAGAGCAGAAAAGCATCACGGAGTTCACAAGGATCAACGATGACATCTTCGGATACATCATGCCGTTCGTACATGAGAATGCATCATCGCTTGTCGCAGACCTCGTCAATGCGAAGAACTCGGGTATCCTTTCGGTTCAGTCGGCAACGGAATACTGTCCGTATGCTGCCAACAACGAGATGGATAGGTTAACGAAGGAGGCAAAGCAGGAGCAGCAGGCAGACAGGCTCTATCAGTTACGGACGATGAGAAACACGTTCACGGCAAACAATTCAACAACGGAAAACAACAACCAATAAATAAGGAGGGTAATCAGCCCTCCTTTTTCCTTTTATCGTACTTGCGAACCCTCGACCAGTCATCTGCCTGAAGAACGACATCCGATTGGTCGCAGAGCGTGATGAAAAGTATCGAACCGTCCTCTGCGATTATCTTCACCTCCGACTGATGGTGTATGTATATGTCAGCGGCCTTCAGTCCCTTGAAACGGATGGAGCAGTCGCAGTCACCTAGGAATATCCATGTTCCGTTCATGCCGCCTATCTCCTCTCCCTTGCAGTCAAGGATGATGTTACGCTTCCTCAGTTCATCCCGGTCGAAGTTGTTTCGGATGAAGTCAAGGGTAGGGTAGTCGTTCTCAATGCAGAAGTCATGGCCCCTGATGTACATGTCGAGAAGACCGTCAAGGTCGGTGTCATCCTCCCACCTGCCATACCACATATCGCAAAGAGGGTTGCCCTGGTTACGGGCAAGTTCCCTCAACACCACGCTCAGTTCGCGTCCTTCCATAATATATAATATAATGTGTTAATTATTGGTCGTTATCTTCATTTCCAAGTTCCTCTTCAACACCATCCGTGAGCCAGCTCATGTCATCGGACTCCTTCCTGTTGAAATTGTCATCACCGCTGAAGTCACCCGATGCAGCCTTCTCCCTCGCCTCCTCAATGGTCATCGTGTCATCGACACGGATGGTTCCGTCAAGACGGGGTACATTCGTCATCTTGTACTTGCGGAACGGCAGTTCGTGGTACTTCATGGCTACGTTGAACAATCCGCGCATGTACTTCAGCTCTGCCTCGGAGCATGCCTGCAAGTGCTTCTCACGGGTATCAAGGAAGAACCCTTCTGCACGGAGTACGGCAAGCGTCTTCTCGATGTCGTACAAAGGTCTTCCTTCGGCATAGGTGGTGGCATTCTGCAGTTTCCCCTGATAGATGATGCGCTCGATGACCTTCCTGCCGACACCGCATGCCTTCCCGAGTGCAACCATGCCCTGCGCATAGTCACGCCCGTCCGCACGGAATATCTTCTCGGTGATGACCGCCTGACGCATCTTCTGAGCCTTGTCACCCATCATCTGCAGGTCTTTCAGCGACACCTTCCCATATACACCGAACTCCACACCGTAGTTGGTGGTACGCTTCCTCCATCCTGCAGTGGAGAGGGAACGGCTGAACCCGTTCTTTGTCTGCACATCCTCCACATGGTTGCCAGTACACCACCTCGAGTAACGCTGGTAGAGGGAGGAGAGGCTCATCCATCTCGGCACCACATCCGTCACATCGGATGATACCTGACGCTTGAACCCCTCGTCCATCATGAACTTCAAAGCGGAGTTGTACTCGCTCTGGTAATCCTCAAGGGCATCCTCAAGGTCATGGTTAAATGGCAGCCTGTAGCCGTTCTTCACGAATTCGGAACGACCTTCCATGATCCAGTTGAAGATGCCCGGGTATTCATCTATCATATCGTTAGACAGGCTCTTGTTCTGCTTCTCCTTCGGTATCTCCACATCCATTGAGATGACACACAGCCTCCGTGCCATGCCGTGGGAGATGTCCTTCATGTACGGCAACTGGTTGGCATTCGCCATCAGCAAGGGCAGGTTCCTCGCAGTGAAGTTCTGACCCCAGTTAAAACGCGCCTCGATAGGCTCACCCGAGATGATGGCCTTCAAAGAGTCGGAACCGCTCCCGAACTCCTTGAGCTGTATCTCAGAACAGTAGTTCAGACGCTTTCCGTTCATCGTCGCCACGTTCATCTTCCTGTCGCTTCCGGTGATGAGCGCACCGAGACCGAAGTTGCTGACGTTCTCCTTTCCCAACACACCTATCACGGTGTCGCAGATGACCGACTTGCCGTTCGATCCCGAACCCTTCAGTATCAGCATCGTCTCTATCTTGGCAAGGGAGCGGTCTACGAACACCGCACCGAGGAACATCTGGAGTATCCTCTGACGGTCTTTGTCGGGTAACACCTCGTTGAGGAACTGATACCACATGAAGGTCTTCGCCTCGGGATCGTAGTCGTAGTTCAGCATCGTCACCTGGGGATAGTCCTTGCTGTGCGGATGTGTCTCCATCGTGTCGGTGTCAAGGACGCAGTTGTTGAAGACAACCGTCTCGTTGCGCACCTCAAGGGGGTTCTTCTCCAACACATCCACTACATCACGGACGATGCCGTCCTTGCGCATGAAGTCGCACTTCGGACATCCCATCTTCTTCATGATGTCATACACAATGTTCTTCACGTCACGGAAGTTCACCTGTTCGTATATCTTCCCGGTGAAACAGTACAGTTTGCCACCGAAACGCGACAATGATGACTTCTCTGCGGCAGAACGGATGATGTCCGTTATCGTGCCGATTCTCTCATACTGGGAACGTATACGGATGGCAAGTTCGATATCTTTGCCGCTGTAACCCTCCTGCATGATGCCCCATATCTCATCGAGAAGCATATCGTACTTCACTTTCGACATGGACTTGTTGTTCGTCGTTATACCTATATCTATCTTACCCATACAACATAACATTTACAGTGGTTGTGGAACAATGGAAGGGACTCGGTGTCGCTGATGTCATGGTAACCGACATGGCTGTCGCACTCATCACACGGATACGATGAACCACGGAACACATGATAGCCGACGGAATCCCTGTTGGAGAGATAGTCGTACACGCTCCATCCCGCAGACACGGCATACACCGCAATGTCGGAAAGAGCCGTATACGAAGACACAGGGACACCCTTTCCGTAGTGCCTCGGCTCGGCATCTATGTCAGGGTCGGCAGGAATCTCACCCGAAGCCACCTTTGAACGGTACTCAACAATGATACTGTTGTTCCACGGGTCTTTCATACCGCCAACGAACGCAGATACGATGGCATCGGCACTCATCTTCAGAAGAAGACCGATCATCACGGTCGTCTTCAGTTCGTCAAAGAGCGTACCTACACGCTCACGAATCCTGTCATCAAGGGTCTTCCCTCCGATCTCGCCATGGATGAACAGAAGGATGGCCGCACTCTCATCGGTATGTTCGTCAACGGCCAGTGTGTCGCAGTCTTCAAGTATCATCATGACGAGTTCGTCAAGGGTCTCGTTGATCCTCTCTTCGGATTCACCGCTGACGAGTAACATCACAAGTAACATGATGTAGAACGACAACACATCACCGATGTCATCCCTCATCGAAGACTCGTTTTCAAGCCTCCTCCTGAGGTACTCTTTCGCCTCTTCCAGCTGTTCTTTCGTATAGTCAGCCATCTTCTTCACCAGTAAGTCCGTTAATGTCATCACGGAGGTTCTCGAAATCCACCGCCTCTTTCAACATCCTATCATCAGCATTCCTGCTGACGGGCTTCACAAAGGAGAGTTCATACACTATCTGGTCATTCCACAGCTTACTGAAACCATCCATAAACGGAGAACCGTCTCCATTTATAATTGCCAAGGCATCATGGTTGTGCGACGTGGCCAGCATCATCAGTGTGAAAAGCGCACTCAGGTACGCTTCAAGTGAATTGTCTTTCGTATACGACAACATCACTCCGTACATCGGGTTGTCATCCCGCCACGACACCTTCCAGTCACCATGAACGGACGTACACACGATCCACTTGCCGTCATCACGTTTCTCATGGCATACGCGGTAGTTACCGAACGGACGGCACTCACCGACTTCCATCACCCTTACATCAATATCACTCATATGTCTTCAGTATTTAGTTCATCAGTCTTGTCACACCACCCGTACTCAACAGCAGACTCGCGGTCACCGTCACACTCGCCCCAACGGCACAACGGGCAGTCATGGTTCTCACATTTCATAATCACTCTCCTTTATGACGGAACATCCCTGGACGCGTACACTCTTTACCGCTACACGGATGGTACACTCCATCACACAGACAGTAGTGGTACGTCTTGAGACCACCGTAATAGTTCAACATCTCATATCTCACACACTCATCGCAACACATCACAGGTCTTCTTTTTCGGGTTCTACATCGGTACTATACACTAACGGTAACGGAATACCGATACTCAACAGGACACGGTCTATCCACCACCTCTGGAGTTCATGGACGTAACGGATCTCTTCGTTCCAACATGTCACACGGCCAGTAACGGCCACTCTCCGGCAACACACATCACCATGACGCTGACGTAACGACACCGTCAGACGGACATCACGCGCCATCATCAGGAAGACATCTTCTCCACGCGCCTTGACGAAACCCATGTGACGGAGGATGTTACCACAGATCCTCACACCAGCGATGACATCCAACGTATATTTCACACCGTCATCCAACAAGACCGACGAGTCGGGGTATATACCCTTCACCATCATCGGTACGACACCAACTTCGGACGGATAGGTGCAGACATACGCGCCTACGAACAGTTCTTCTAACTTCAACCTCCTCATATGTCACATATCATGTCTTCAACTTAAAATGACTACAGGGCTTCTGGCTCAACAACACACAACGGCTCTCTTTCCAGTAGGGACACGTTCCCAACGTAGGAAGACCATATACGTTCAAAGTGTGGAAACGGTACACGGGAGACACATGCGAACACTCACCGCAACGGTGGTCGGGAACAACGCTAACATCACTCTTCTTCTTCATATACCCAGTTCCCTCCTCTTACCGTACTCGGCTATCAGTAACGCATCGGCAACATCCAACGTCACCCTCACACCGGGGAACAGTTTCTGAGCCATTCCCTTCAGACGCCTCTTGTGGGAGGCATAAGACTCACCTTTCAAAGACTTCGCACCCAACGACTGTTGCCACTTCGACGGCAATACATCGATACAGCGGATATTATGACATGTCACCGCCATCTGGACGTAACCGTAATACTGACCGAAAGTGAAGGTGGAGGCAACACCCTGACGGGGCATCGAATGCACTACTTCAATGTACGCACACTCCGCATCACGGTACTTACATACGAAATCACTGATGTCAGTAAGGGTGGACGGCATAGGCACGACATCTATCACATCATGCGAACCCATATCCAATACGGCAATGCCACCTCCCTTACCAGGGTCGATACCCATAACGTAACTCATAGAACTCAATATTAAACACCGCACAAAGATAGAAAATTTAATCCAAACTTCCAAATCCATAAAACAACACCAAATACAGCCTCTATACAGCCTCAAAACACCACCTAAACAGCCTCAAAAGACGATTTAAGACAACACAAAACCACAAAATAATCCCTATCTATCAATAATCAACTTCAGCAAAAAACATAGCCTCAATACCCAAACTTATTTTTAAACATAAACTAACTTATCTACTACTATATACACACTATATTATTTATATATTTTTAACTATATAATATATATATTTATATAATTTTATAAATTATAATATATTATAATATTATATATACACTAAATTATGTTAACAGCATAATAACTATCCTATATAAAGGTTAATTACTAAACAATTAACAAAAAACTACCGAAATTTAACATTTAAAATAACCACAATCAATAAAAATTACTGAAACAACAAAATAACAAAATGAACAAAATCTGGGGAGAAGGAAGGAAAAGAAGGTAGGAAAAGGGGTATAAACCACCATAAATATATAAAACCAAATAAAGATATAAAGGAGAAAATTTTTGAGCAAAAAAATTTGGGAAAAAATTTTTGGAAAAATAAAAAAGAAAAAATTTTGAGAGGGGACGATACTGGGGTTTATATATCATAATAGGGGGTGGGGGTGTGTTTTTGTGGGGGTGTTTCAGGGTGTCCGGGTGTACCTGATCACTCCACACACACAAATTTATATTTTATATCTATAAAATGCAATAAAACTCCTTTATTTAGGTGTTTTCGGTGTGTTCCTGGTGTTTCAGTTCACAATATACTTGCATCAGCTTGCACGATCTACAATTTGACAAATAAGGGAGTACAAAAAACCGTTTATCTTCTTCGTTTATTTCATCCGGTTTGTCAAAACCTTGCAACTTTGCAAGCGTTTGGAGTCCTGAAATAGCATCTTTTCCGGCCACGTTTGTAACTTCTTCAATTAATTTCGCAATGATACCCGGCCGCGTTTTTAATTCGTCTCTCTCCTTACTATTTACGTTTTTCTTTTCCTTGTCATCTCCTTTTATGATCTCCTTTTTCTTACCAGTTTTAACACGATTAATCAGGATCTTTGCAGCCGGAGTCCTTTTTAAATAATCTTCACTTAATCTTTGCAGCTCGTTTTGTGGTGTGTTTGTTCGTGCAAATAAAATGCTATATGCATCATTAATTTGCATACCAGCAGCGACGGCAAAGCACAAAAGTACATCTTTCGCGTTTAGATTATACGCTTGTAATAACTGTTTCAGATCATTGCTTAGAATCATACTTTAATACCTTATTTTGTAATGTAGACTTTGCAAATATAGGTTTATATTTTCTATTATGCAAGAAAAAGAAGAAAAAAGTGATATTTAGATTAAATTTTCCTTGTATTTATTTGGTGGTATCATTATTTCTTTGTATCTTTGCAACAGATAAATAAATAAAGTACAAACAATTTAAAATTTTAGAATTATGAAGACTTTTAATTTTACAACAAATTACGGCGTTGCCGTTAACTGGTTAGGCAATAGTTATGTACTTTGCAACAACCTGGTAGAAAAGGATCTTTCTTTGTATGAAAATGCACGTTTTCCTTTGTTCTATTACGAAGACGAAGACGGAAACGTTTACGAAGACGAAGACGAAATTAACGAAGATGTTCATTATTTCGAAAGTTCACATGATATTTATCAGTGGTTTATTACTGATTGCTCAACGGAACAGGTAGAATATTTAGAGGAACATTTTGGTTTACTTTTCACTTATTCGGATCTTTTGGACTGTTATATACTTTGCGTAGATCATTTTGGGACAAATTGGTATTATGTTTCATGTGGTACCGATTTAGAGAGCGCACAAAGGAGACAGGGCGAAAGAAAATAAATATATCAAATATCCCGGCTACCTATCACAGGCGGCCGGGAATAAAAAGATAAATAAATACAGTACTAATGTACTTCAGGGTGCAAAGGTACGAAAAACAATTTAAAACTTTTGCAATATGAAAACGAATTATAAAAATTTAGATGCAAATTTGAGCTATACCAGAGCCAAAAAAGAAATAGGTATCTCCTATTTAGGTGGTGTATCTACTTCACACAAATTAGATTTGAGCGAAAAAGCGGGTACTTTGACTTTCGGTTTGTATTTAGCTCCATGGAACATGTCCGGTCATCAGGTTTGCGCCGGTGGTAAACATTGCCACGAATTTTGTTTGTCAGGATCAGGACAAAACAAAATTGATGAATTAGCGAGAGGCAAAGAAGGATCAAAAATTAATCAATCAAGAATCAAGAAAACGCGTTTATTTTACGAAAATAGGCCGTTATTTATGCGTATTTTGATCCGTGAAATATCAAAAGCATACATGCGTGCAAAGTCTTTAGGTTTACCTTTTGCCGTACGTTTAAACTGTACTTCGGATCTTTCACCTAAATTATTTATCGATCCTGATACAGGTAAAAATATCCTGGAATTGTTTCCAAATATTCAGTTTTACGATTATACAAAGGTACCAAACCGTATTAAATTACTTGGCAAATATAGTAATTACGATCTTACTTTTAGCTTTGACGGTTACAACTGGAAAACGGCAAAGGAATTCATTGAAAACGGCGGCCGGGCTGCAGTTGTGTTCGCTGGTGACAAATTGCCGGAAACATACAAAGGATATAAAGTAATTAACGGCAATAATTACGATATGCGCTTTTTAGATCCCGGCAAATGTGTTATCGGTTTATCCTATCACCCTGTAGCAAATGACTACAAAGTAATTAACGGCGTACGTACCTTTGTAGCTCCGGACACAAAATTTGTAGTTAAAACGGCGTAAAATTATGATAGTATTTTATTTCATTGGCGCGCTAATTTTAGTTATTGGCGCGCTAAACTAAAGAACAAACAACAGTATAAACAACATTAATATTTTTAGTTATGGAAACAAAGAAAACTTTTAACCGGGTAAATATTGAAAGCTTGTTTGCATCCCTATACGCAACAGGTAGCGCAAAATTAAGCGATCACTATTACAACAGTGAAGACGACGACGAAAGCGAAAACGACAAATAAAACGCTTTTCAGGCCTCTAAATTTAAACCGGGTGTAATTATACGCCCGGTATAATAATACACATATACAAACAATTTAAAACGCTTTATATCATGATTAAAATCATATCACAGTTAGATAACTATAATAATTTATGGGAGTCTAAAGAATTGGAGAATTATTTGCAAATAGGATCATATAAAAATGCTATTATGTGGCTGCAAAATAACTGTGCATATCAGGACCAAACAGGCAATGAAATTACAAAAGAAGACTTTGAAGAAAATTTAATTCTTTGCGACGGTGTAATATTTGATTATTCAGGTTACAAGCTTTTGTATTTTGACTTTGGTTTTATTGAAAAGATAGAATTATATAAAATCTAAAAACGCTTTAATCATGTTTCACTTGTTTATATTATTATCCGTTTTTCTGGTGTTGCTACCTGATACGGAAACGATAAAGGAAAAGATAAAAGATTGCAAAGAATAAGCGTTAAAACGCTCCTTAAATCATCCCGGGCGACGCGTCCGGGGTGATCACAACAAAAGAAAATACGAAAGCAATACAACAGTAATACGAAAGTAATACAAACAACAAAAAACAATATGAGAGAGAACAAAGGAACATACCAGGACAAAGGAACATTTGCAAGCTGCAAAGGATCTGCAGACGGTTTCAATAGCTTTGCACCCGGTTGTAATAGCTTTGTATCTGGTTGCAACCGTTTACAACCTGTTGCGATCATTTTTCAATTTTCCGGCTACTACGGATAATTTATCATTTTCGTTACCGTTATACAAAGTGTGCGTTAACTATCTACATCAGTGTTACTCTAACATATCTACCATGGAAAAGCCTCTAAGCGCGGATACCATGGGTATATATATAAGCGCGGTGACTGGCTGCAAATAGTATTCAGCTCCACCGATACGATCTAAGACCTAATTATTAATCAGTTTAAAGATACATTATTATGAATGAATTCGTTTTTGTCTACTCAGTGGACACAGTTACAAATCAAGGTGCGACCGAATCAGTTATCATGATTCTTGACCACGAAGAACTGTTTGACATCATCCGTGGTGCCATCAGCCGTATGGAGATCATCTCCCGTGTCACGGTCACCATGTACGACATGTCGGGAAATGAAGTCAGTGAGCGTGATATTACGCGCCTGGTGTCTTCCCGGATAGGTAGTTAATTATTCATCTTAAAACAACATTATACAGTTATGATAGGACTCATTATTTGTGCGTTACTGGCAATATTCGTATGTGCATGTATTATGCCGTGGTGGTTCATCCCCATGGTAGTAGTTATCAATCTCGTTGCCATCTCCCTGAAGAGTATGGGGCAGAAAATATAAACCATATAAACATATCATCATTATGGAAGAGAAGAAAATCAGGAAGGAGAGAAGCGACAAAGGTATTGCCCGTGGTTGCCGATGGACTGACAAAGGTTATCACAAATTCATGTTCCGTCTTTCCGACGACCTCTATCAGGTTGTAAACGAAAGACGTGGCGAAGTATCCATGAACCAGTACCTGAACGATCTCATCAGGACTGCAATAGAAGACCTGTGAGCGCGTCAAAGGTACGCTATAGTATAATTGCCCACCATGAAGGAGAAAAGCCGTCAGAAGCCCTTTTTCGCGATAGGGCGGGTATTTCCTGGAGATAGCTCCTTTTTCGCGATAGGGCGGGTGTATTTTTGAAACAACGATTTTTTGAAATTTAATAAATTACGATTATGATACAACTTAGTGAAGTGTTTATGCAGAAGTATCCGAAAACTGCAAAACGTGTCATGGCAATTTTCAGTGATGCCAACAACGGATGTGAGTGCGAATTCGCCAACATCACGAAACCGACACTGTACAATTTTGTCGATTCGTTGTGTTCTCAGGTTGCAACCAGTAGCGCGCACACATATACCGCACAGTTCAAATCAATCATCAACATGTACCAGGAGGAGTGCAACCTGTCGAAGGGATGGGAGAAGATCCTGTCGGTAAAAAACGATGTTTCGGAGCAGATATACCTCACCGATGATGAACTTTCGCGTGTCATCGGCTACATCCCGGATACGCTTACCGAGGCAGTTGTGCATCAGCAGTTTGTTTTGGCATGTCTTATCGGTGCGCGTCATGGTGACATAACGAAACTGACGGTTTCAAATATCCGTGACGGGTATGTATGCTATGTTTCGGAAAAGACCCATATAAAGGCTCAGGTGCCATTATGCCCTGTGGCTGAAAGAATCCTGACCGGGCAATTCGCATATGGCGACACCGTTTCGTGGCCTTTCGCATATCGGGAGAAGGTGTGTGACAATACTTTCAACGACACGTTGCGCAGGATCTGCAAGCTGTGTGACATTGATGAGGAAATAACGCTTTACAAGCGCGGTAAGAACAATACCGCCCCCAAGTGGACTTTTGCCAGTTCGCACCTGGGTCGCAGAACGTGCGCCTCACTGCTTTATCTCCATGGGTGCGACATATATACCATCAGCCGCATTCTGGCTCACAAGAGCGTTGAAATGACGGCTCAGAAGTACATTATGTGTCCCATCAGGACGTTGTCTGAAGAAACGATGTCGTATTTCCGTCAATTCGGTTAAAATAACCCTTCTTTATCGCAATAGGGCGGGTATTTGTTTAAACAATGTTAAATATGAACTTTTTTGATTTTTCGGATTAATTACTATATGTATAGATAGCATACTCCACAATACTCCACTTTTCGCCTTCCAGTCCGATTTGTTTTGTATTATATTTAACCCTATATTTGCAACGAAAACAAGTATCACGGGCTTGTAGAAAGGAATTGAAAACAAGGCGAAAGCCGACTTTATAAGGAAGATCCCTATTAAGTACCGTGATTACTTGATAGGGTTTCTTTTTTGTGTTTACTTTATGAAGATAAGAAGGACGATACTGGTTGGCATTATGGGTGACAAGACGGCACAAAAGGCTGTCTCGTTGCTCCTGTTGCTGAAATCACGCATCGGTCGTACATCTTCCATAAAGGGCGCATCAATGAACAGGATAGCCGCATTATCAGGAACATCGCCATCCACGATCAAGAAGTACATTCCCATTTGGGAGAGTATGCAGCTTGTAGAGTGGTGTGGTTCAAAGGGAGATATCCTGGTGATAAAGCGACTCGCGTCAAAAACGCATCACAGGAATGTCGATGTAGACAAACTCAACTACAACACATTCAAGATGATGTACAAGACACTCAGAAGTCTGCTATTCCTTATCCTGAACAGCCACAAGCGTTTCATCGAGCGATTACTACGGACTGCCACCGATCCGAAAAACGGAGAGGACTACAAGAAGGCAAGAAAACTCAGCGAGTATTATGCCCGAAGAGATGCTGATGGTGTGTTCAGGTACAAGGAATACGGACTTTCCTACAAAACGATAGCGAAGAAACTGGGTTATTGTGCAAGAACAGCGGAGGAAATCGTGAAATTCGCAGTAAAATTGAATTGGTGCAGGAAGACAACACGTTTTCTCAGCCAGTTCCTTCCGAATGTACGATGTATGTTCGTTGAAGGTTATACTTTCACGACTAAGAACCACGGTTATAAAGTTCTTGCCAACACCTATACGGAGAACCGCTATTGGTATGGTATATTATTAGATGGTAAAAAATGAATGGTTGAATTATGACGTTCAAAGGAGATACTATAATAGGTGAACCAACGATGTCTTTGATAGAGATCTGTATTGCCGAAGAGGGGCTTTATTGTGAGCCACAGCAGGTCTATGATTACTGGAAAAAGAAAGATTGGACTACAAAGAAGGGTAGTGAGGTAAAAACGCTCGAGGCTGCTTGTAATGTCGTTAACAGCATCATTGTTGAACGTGCCGTAAGGCAGATTGCAAAGGAAAGAGGCACGACACGAATGAGCAAGAAAGCGAAAAACCTTGTAAGGAACACGATAAAGAGTCAGATACAATCAGGTTCAATCCCGAAGGAGAAGGTTCTTGAATCTCAGGTCAACCGAAAAGTAAGGAAGAAGCCAAAGCGTGTATATACCGCTTACGCTGACCAGTTAAACGACAACAGATGGTACGCATTCAGGAGGTTCATCTTTGAAGTAAGGGGGAAGAGGTGTGAGAGGTGCGGTGCTGATAGTGATCTGCAAGTCCATCACAAACAATACAAGAAAGGGTGTCTGGCGTGGGAGTACACTTGCAAAGACGTTATAGTACTATGTCGTGACTGCCATATGAAAATACATGGTATAGAAGATAAAGAAAATACATAAAAACAGTTATTAAAAGAAAAATCATGGACTACAGAATGGAACTTTTACGAAAAGTCGGTCTTTTCGGGCTGAAAGACCTGAACAAACTGGCTCCTATTGGCGATTTGGGCTACCTTAACGCCATCAGCTACTACAGGGGTGATTTCCTGAGATCAGGACTTATCGAAGCCATCATGGATGCCTTCCGTGAGCAGATGAAGGACAACAAATGGACGGTTCAGGGCGGTGATACGAAATGGAGATGTACCGACCACTGGTCATATTGCCCTGAACTTGGTTTGAGATGGAGTGTGGACTCTGGTGACTGAAAACTGATAAAACGAAGGAATATGAACGAAAACGAAGAGAAACTTAAAGAACTGATGAAGTTCCTTGATGAGAACGGCATCATCAATGTGAGGGATGCGAAGGTGAAGGGATTCCCGGTGGATCTCCTTATACCAAAAATGAAGATTGCCGTACACCTGTCGGACATGAACGACCAGTTGTTCTTCAGACGGATGGTCAAGTACAGGTTCAACCCGTTCTTCATTCGCGACACGGAGAGTGTTGAATTCATCATCGAGAAGGCGCAGAACTGCATCTACGATGCCATGATGAGGAAGCAGAAGTGGTTGGAGAAATCAACAAACAGGCAAAACAAGCAATAATATGGTAACGAAACGATACACCCCGAAGTACCAGGATGCCGGAAGGAGGGAGAAAGACCCCGTCTACCGATTCTACCTTAGTCCAGAAACGCTTGAAGAGGTGCGTGACGAACTCCTTGATGAAGTTGTCATCAAGCGGAGGTACCTTGAGATCGGACTCAAGGCATCGGAAGTGGGTAAGGCCATAGGAAGGGATGCGAGAACCATCTCAGCTACCATGACCACCCATTTCCACACCTGTTTCCGCGACTGGGTGAACAAGTACCGATGCGACTATGCGATGACCATACTCCGTGACCGAAGAAGGCAGGATATGCTCATCAGCGACATTGCCAGGATGTGCGGTTTCCGCTCAAATCAGGCTTTCTACAAGGCTTTCTACCGACATGTGGGCATCACACCCGTCCAGTATCGCAAAACGTCCCTATAGCTTCTTAAATGCCTCTATGATGGTCTTGTCGAGTACCTTGGCATATGCCCTCTGCGTCATAGACACGGAACTGTGACCGAGGCACTTCGACACCACCTCCATGGGGATGCCCGAGTTCAGCCATAGCGATCCCGCAGTCCTCCTTCCCATGTGCGATGTCAGGCTGATGTCGAGTTTTGCGGCATCGGCCACCATCTTCAGTTTTACGTTGTATTTCTGGTTTGGCAGCTTGGGAAGGACGTATTTGTACCTCTTAAGAAGGCTACGGCACTTGTTGGTCATAACGAAGTGGAATTCCACACCAGTCTTGTGACGGATGCCAGTACACAGCTCCTTGTCCTTGCCTCCTTTGTGTATCGTGAAGTCGTACGACATCAAATCGACATAGGCAAGACCCGTGTAGCACTGGACGAGGAAAAGGTCACGCGCCTCTGAAAGGCTTTGCGTAGGCATGGTGGCATTTTCTATCATCCCTACCTGTTCAGCCGTCAGGAACTCGTCTATCCGCGTTTTACCCTTGTCTTCGTTCATTCTCTTGGACACATATGGGTTCTCTTTCAGGTATCCGTCTACAACGGCATCGGATATGAACACCGAGAGGTTACTTGTTATCTTGTAAATCGATGCCTGGGAATACGTCTTCCTGACATCATTGCCGAACTTGTCCTTCTCAGTCCATGAGTAGGAGTGCAGCCATTCGGAAAGGTCACGGATGTTCTTCTGCGTGACATCGGAGAAGAAACGTATCTTCCCGAACTCATACACCTTGTTGTACATCGTCACATACGACCTGTGCGTGTGTTCCGTCACGTTCCTCTCTTCCATCCTCTTCCTGATGTAGTCTAGGAACGTCATATCCACGTTCTGAGCCTTGAGTAGGGTAGGGATGGCACTGATGTCCACGTTCCCGCTATCAACCATCCCTGAGATGATCTTGTATGCCTTCTGGTACATCGTAAGGAGTATCTGGTTCATCTCCACATCGGCTCCCGTACCTTTTACATACACGTTCCCCTTCCTGTCACCAGTCCATTGGTGTGGAAGGCATTGCACACCCGTGGAGATGTACTTCCTCTCCCGGTTGTACGTTATGACCATGTCGACATTGCCTTTCCTGTCACTATTCGCAACATGCCTGCGGTCGTATACATAGTTAATTGTAGGTATTTTCATAAAGTGTATCACAAAATTCTAAAAGTGTATCACAAATGTATCACAAACATACTCCACTTTACTACGCTTTATGCCACTTTATTCCAATGGCTCAAACGTGTTCAATTCCCGTATTTACTTTGTTTCCAAGAGGTTACAGCCATAAACGGCTGATGTACAGGCACAAAAAAGGGAGTGTTGAAACTCCCCTTCGTAGTGGATAGGGGAATCGATTGAAGTACTGTTGTTCAGTCACTTACACCTCGTTTCTTGGGTGTATGTATCAAATGTGTATCACATTTTACTGATTATTTCGAGTATCTCCTCCTTGCTCTTGTCCTTCAGCATCCTCCTGATGCTCCTCTGCAGCTTGTAGTTCTCTCCGATATCCCTTGCCGCATTGAGCGCATCCTTCCATGGTATGGCGAACATCTCACCTTCACCGAGAATGATGTACTCGAGGCTGATTCCCTTGAACGTGCGGTAGATCTTCGCCACCACATCGACACCGGGGTTTCCCTTCTGCGTAGCTGACAGGTTCTTCACATAGTTTGAACTGAGGTCACAGGCCTCCTCGAAGTTCTTCATCGATGCTAATGCACCGTTGTCTATAAAGAACTGGGCGATCGCCTTGATGCGGTCTATCGGTCGTTCCAAAGCGATTTTGCTATTCTTCTTCATTCCTTACTCTTTTATATCGTAAAAGGTTGTCCTTGTCGCAGAATTCTATGATGGTGTCGTTCACCTGAACTATCCTTCTCCTCACGGTGGAGCGTCCGTACGGCTCTCCGTCGAGATATATGGTATCTGCATGGATGATGACAGAATCATCCTTCAGTTCATATGTACCAGTTGCGGAAGATTCCATGAACACATGTCCTGACCTTACGGTTATCAGTCCTTCGTATTCCCCGTTGGCACGGAAAATCTCGATACTTGTGTCCTTCATCTTTCCTTCACCCGTTTCCTTGATCCATTTGCCTACGATTGCAGGCTTGCTGCCGCACGATGCAAGTAGCAGTACGGCCATGAATAACATTGCTTTCTTCATACGCGTATATGTTTATTATAGTATTCGCAACACACCGACAAGACGGTAGTGACCAAGAACAATGTCCCTGGGTATTGTGAAATCAGGGTATTTCTCTTTGTTGTAGGATACACAACGGAAACATTCCCGACCTTTATTGTCGGTGTACGGATAGACCTTCTTAAACTTCGGTCCCTCCTTGGTGTCCAACAAGTAGTCGTTACCCCATTCGTAAATATCCGATGCCTTGAAGAACAGTTCATCACTCGGACGGTATGTCGGAAGCATACGGTCGTTTTTCAGTATGATACTGAAGTCGTAGTCGGAAAACTGCGTGATAATCGGTTTCTCCTGACACATAGACCTCTTGGAACCCTTGTAGTACTCTTCAACATCACCTCCCGAAAGGTTCTTAGGCAACCTCGGGCGGGTGCTTATTGATTGGACAACGGCATCATCCTTCTCATCGTACATAGAACCCTCACCGAACATCAGCCAGTCACGGTTAAGATTCGGGAACACCTTCAGTATCTCATTGGCAAGACCTCTCGGTATGTTAAGCTCTCCATTGAGTATCTTTGATAAATTAGGCGGTCTTCTGCCAATCCTATTGGCAAATTCCCTCTGCGATATACCTTCACGGTGTATCAGCTTTATGATGCGTTCACGCATACTGCTGTCCTCAAAACCCATACTATTACTCATTTTTTCTGCAAATTTGTATAAATATATATTAACATATACTAAAAAAATGGCAAATATGTTGCATATATGGAAACATATTTGTAAATTTGTAGCGTAATCAATCAAACAAGTGTGTCGAAAATGGCAACATATATGCCGAATTCTTTCACAAAACCTCTGCAAAGATAGGCATTAATTTCCAAACACCACACAACTTGTCAAATTAAATAACATTAATTAATTTATTAAAACTCTATTAAACAATGAACGTAACTACAGAAGAGATTCGGAAGATACCTCCTGGTTCGCTGAGATTGTTCCCATGTGAGGATGGTGGAAAGGTCAGGTCTGCGAGATCGCTGATATCCATCATCAAGGAAACGGACAGTATGCAGGAGGGTGTCGTGAACTACGAAACCAAGAAGTTTGAGTTGGAGACTGGTCTTGTATTCGCTGTAAGGGCGATGCGTGAGGGGGATACACCTGTTTTGAACCGTTAATATATTAATAAGGTATGACCAAGACAAAGATTATAGTCGAGCGTTTCGACCAGGGTATCACGACAAGGTGGTACGAAGAAGGTGGATCTACCGCTACCAACAAGAGTCTTGCAGTAAGCGGACGTGAGCATATCATCATCGGTCAGGACATATGGGATGATGTGTCCGAGATGATGGACAAGGAGATGACCGACAAGGTTATGATAAGTATCGAGTTAGAAGCAATGCCAAAGTAACTACCTATGAAGACGAATATAGTACCCATGGGACAATTTATGGTTGAGCAACGTACCGACAACGGTATGTTCAATGCAACTTCAATTGTGAAGGAGTGGAATGACTCAAACAACGGGAGCAAGTCCGTTGCAGAGTTTATCCATGAGCAGATGGCCTTTGATAAATCCTTCAAGGGGTATACGAACATCCGATACGAAGACACTGGAAAGGACATATGGATGTGTCTCAGTCATTTCGGACATCTATTGATATATCTCGATAATGAGGTATACAAAGAATATATGATGGAGTCGGCATTCAATACGCAGTTCAATGAACTGTTTAAGAACTATACCACGTTCCCCGAATATGCCATGGAAAGACCTATAGAGAAGAGGTACACATATATCGTTACCGATTCATCCGGCATGTACAAAATAGGCTCATCATACGACCCTAAAAAAAGGATAAAGAGTCTTGCCATCGGGAACCCTACCATATCCGTGGTTCTTGTTATTGATGGCGATGTCGAGAAGGAACTCCATAACATGTTTGAGAGCCAACGTGTGAAAGGAGAGTGGTTCGGTCTTCATGCAAAGGACATTGAATACATCCGTGATAACTATAAAACAATAGCGCAGTAACATGGCACTATCAGCATACGAAATAGACAGGATTTCCGAGGCAATCGTCACAAGGCTTGTGCATGATGACGGGTTCATGAGGAGGATGGCAAGGCTGATGCCGAAGGACGGAAAGATGCTCACATCGGCACAGGCAGCTGAGAAACTCGGCTTGTCACGGAAATACGTCTGCGACATCGCCCATCACTTGGGAGGCATCCGGGGAGAGGGTAGATCGTCACACTGGACATTCCCTGAGGATACACTCACCGAATTATATCTTCAATACAAGAAAAGGAACAAATAAAACTACTTAATATGAGACCGAAAAGTTTAGCCGTACTCGAAGGGGAGTTCATCCAGAGACTCTCGCTCATTACAGGGTACAACACCACAATCATCAGGGATGTCCTGAAGGCGCAGACTGAGTTCGTGCTTGATGAGGTAAGGAACAACACTCCCGTGAAGATCGGGAACATCCTGACCATCGACACGCATATCAAGCGCGCAAGGGCAGGGTATGACTTCGCCAAGAAGGAGAACCGACCTGGAATGAAGGATGTGGTAAAACTGAAGTTCAAGCCTACGCAGGCACTCAAGAAGGCTGTTAAGGAAATAGATGCGGAACCATGACGTACAAGGAGCAGATGAGGATGTGGCTGGACAAGCACCCTGATGCCACGATAGAGGAGGCATGGGAGGCTGGGTATCTCACCAGTACCAACAACTGGATAAGGCAAGAGAGATAATGTGTGTACTTTATGATATATTTTAATTGTTAAGCTCATTTTTTCGCTACATCCAAGCGTGGATTAGATTTTTTTCTTTTGGTTAGTTTTGATTATGCAGCCCTGCTGCGAAGCCCGGCTGTTCTTTTTAAAAGCAGATTGAATATGATTATAGATAACTTAAAGACAGGTCAGTACTTCTATCACATCCACCGTCGCAACTGGGGCGTGTGGAAGAAGACTGAAATTGGAACTGAACACATTGCCGACTACCAGACACGGGAAGAGGCAAGGGACAAAGTGTATGAACTGAATCATTGGAACAAATAAACAACATTAGGTTATGAAGAGATTGTCATTAGAAGACTTCATAGAAAAGGCTCGGATTGTCCATGGAGACAAATACAGCTACGATACTGTTACTTATGTGAACAACAGGACGAAGGTTCGCATAATGTGCGCCAAACATGGTGTTTTTGAACAAACTCCAAGAGATCACCTGTGTGGCAAAGGATGCATTGAGTGTGGTAGTGAGAAGACGATTTCTTCCAAAAGGGGTGTTGCGTCATATAACAACAGGAAGCCTATTTGCGGTGTAGGTGTTAACGATTACGATTTGCCAATATGTGTTGACGGGTGTGTTATCCCATCATATGTAGTATGGAACTCAATGATAAAGAGATGTTATAGTGTCAGCTACCAAAATAACGGTCCTTCTTATATTGGATGTTCTGTGTGTGAAGAATGGCTCTATTTCTCGAATTTCAAGGAATGGTTTGATAGTCCTGAGAGTTACTATAAAGATGGATATGAGTTGGATAAGGACATCTTGGTAAAGGGGAATAAGATTTACAGCCCTGAAACATGTGTTTTTGTACCTAAACAAATCAATTCATTGTTCTGTTCTTCTAAGAATTCAAGGGGTGTCCTGCCAATAGGTGTTGCAAGAAATAGAAAGAGGTTTTCTGCTTATTGTAGAGACGGATTGTCTTATAAATACCTTGGTAATTACCCAACTGCATCCGAGGCATTCTCGGCATACAAGACTTACAAGGAGAATCGTATTAAGAGTGTAGCTGAACAATATTATCGCTCTGGTAAAATACCTTCAAAAGTTTACAATGCAATGATTAAATATACAATAAATCAAAACGATTAATTATGAGTAACGAAGTATCAGTGGCAAAGAAGCCACAAACACTTGCGGAAATCGTATCATCTCCGCAGATGCAGAGCAAATTGCAGTCGGTATGGGGGAACCCGACCATTGCAAACACATTTGCAAGTTCAATCATCTCTATTGGCAACGGAAGCGCGGCAATGCGCAAATGTGACCCAATGAGCATCATCTCAGGTGCAATGGTAGCTGCTACGTTGCAGTTGCAGATCATCCCGACATTAGGACAGTGCTATTTGATACCGTATGGCAACAAGGCGCAGGTTCAAATCGGATACCTTGGAATCCTTCAGTTATGTATGCGCAGTGGCCAGTTCAAGAGAATCCTCGCAGTTCCAGTACACGAAGGAGAACTTGTAAGTGGTGATGAGTTTAATGAGGACTGGGCATTCGACTCCTCTAAAAAGAAAAACGATAATGTGGTCGGATTCTACGCTAAGTTTGAACTTATCAACGGATTTGTAAAGGCTGCATATTGGCCGTTGGAGAAGGTAAAGGCTCATGCTACGAAGTTCTCTCAGGCATTCCGCTCTGGAAAGGGATCTCCATGGCAGTCGGATTTTGAGGCAATGGCTTGCAAGACCGTGTTGAAGTCTATCTTGAAATACGCTCCAAAGTCCGTTGAGATGCAACGTGCATTATCTTTCGACCAAGCTGTAGCGAAGACTGATGCAACAGCGGACAACCTTGATGAACTCAATATTGATTTCATAGAACCAGAGTATGTCGACAACGAGCGTGTAGTAGAGGCTACTGCGGAGGAGGTTGATCCCTCTAAGGGTCTGTTTAGTAACGATAAAGGAAAATAAATTATGACGAACAACATCAAGAAAGCAGTCGGAATCCTCAACAGACTGCGTGAGAGGTGGAGCGAATCCATCACCGAGGACGAGTATTTCTTCCTTCTGGACTTTGTCATCAAGGTCGAGGGATGTAAGCCGGATGAAATCATCATACAAAGTGAACAACCGTTAACGGAGGAAGAGAAATGATTGAGCAGAGATCTTCAGCATGGCATCGCCAGCGTCTTGGAATGATAACCGCATCCGAGTTCCACAACCTGATGAAGAACTCCAAACAGGAGGTCAACATGACCGATGAGGAGATAGAGGCATACAAGACCGAACATCCGAGGGCGAAGAACATCCCGGCAACGAAGAAGGTTGAGATGCCGTTCAGCGATGCCACATACACATATCTCAACAGGAAGGTTATGGAGCGTTACATCCCAATGAGTGACGGAACGGTGGATGAGTATATAGAGATGCACGACATCACCAATGCGGCAATGCGCTACGGCACCGACTTTGAGTCAATGGCAAGGGATGCATATGCCAAGCTGATGGACTATGAGGTGATGGAGGTGGAGTTTGTCCCAGTTCCAGGATTTGAGAATATCGCAGGCGCATCAGCTGACGGCATCGTAAGGGAAGAGAAAGGTGGCTGCGAGATAAAATGTCCGTTCGCCATTGAGAACCATCTCGACTACCTGTTGCTTGGAAGTATAGATGACCTGCTTGAGAAGAAGCCTGAGTACTACTGGCAGATGCGACTGAACATGCTTGCATGGGATCTTGAGTGGTACGATTTCGTTTCCTATTGCCCGTACGTCTCGGCATCCAAGCAGCTGAAGGTTCTACGCATGTATCGCGACAAGGACATTGATGCGGAAATCATCAGCCGTCTGTCGCTTGCGCAGAAGTATATGGCAGATAAGATTGAGCAGATAAAGAATGTTGATACAGTAATAATTAAATGATATGAAGAGATTATACGGAACAATAGATCTGACCGCTATCGGAAGGATAGTAAGGAGTCACCCGGAGCTTGTTCAGGAGGTGATGTTCAAGGATGGTGCGCATAAGATGCTGAGAATCGATGTGCATGCGAAGAAGGAGGTTGACCAGTACGGCAACGTGGCTTTCATCAAGGCCACCTGTAAGAAGGAGGAGCAGAGAGAGGGTGTGAGCTACTACATCTCCAACCTGAAGGAGTCGAAATACCAGGATGAGCCTCAACAGCCCCAGCAAACGAACATGTATGCGCAACAGCAACAAGAAGTACAAACTGAAGGATCGGCAGACGATCTCCCTTTTGATTATTGGGGTGCGGTCGCATGACTTCACCCCGTCAACAAAAAAAACAATGAAAGACATGGAAGCATCAACAATTTACCGAAACGAACTGCGCACATATAGCGCATTCGGCAAATGGACTGAAAGGCATCCGGGAGCATTCAATGCAATCCTTTTGGCAGAGATGGTGGCAGGTGTTGTTGCATTATTCCTATGCGTATGAAAGCATCAAGAAAAGTAATCAATAAACGTAATTGACATGGAAGAGATTTGGAAAGACATACCAGGGTATGAGGGGTTTTATGAGGTTTCAACGTATGGGAATGTGCGTTCTGTTGAACGAAAAATAACATACAAGGTATATAACAAACTTGTTAGTAAGACACTGCCTTCTGTTATTCTGCAAGGGAAACCGTCAAAAAATGGATACCCAATAATACACCTCAGTAAACATGGATACACAAAGCCGTTTTACATTCATAGGCTAGTGGCAGAAGCTTTTATTGATAACCCAAATGGTTTTAGGTACATAAACCATAAGGATGAGATCAAATATAATAATTATGTGGGTAATATCGAGTGGTGTACGCAACAGTACAATTTGACATATGGTACCGCGATTGAAAGAATAATTGCGAAAACAAGAAATAAAAGCGGTAATCCAATTGCTGTTGAGTGTTACGACATAAACCACAATTATTTATGCACTTATCCTTCCATGAATGAGGCCAGACGCAAGCTTGGAATAGCAACATTTATAATTTCATCTATCTGTTCTGGAACAAGAAAGACGCCTGATTCTCAAGGGCATTATTGGAGGTACGCAAATGAAAGAGAAGATAACAAGAGCATTTAGCAGGGAATGGAGGGCTAGAGCTGAAAACACTAACTCTCATATCGGTCAAATTGAAGGAGTGAAAGACCTATGTTTCGACTTCTTTGAGGCTGGATGGCTACACGGCCAAGGAGAAGAGGAGGAGATACAGGTATCGGATGATGATTTTGAGACATGGTGGAACATGTACCAGAAGAAACGTGGAAAGGAGAAATGTATAAAAAAATGGTCAAAGCTATCGGCAGGCGAGAAGAAGGCGTGTATAGCGGCCACACCTGCATATGTTACATCGACTCCTGACGTAGCGTATAGGAAAGACCCTTATACTTACTTGAACAACAAATCTTGGCACGATGAAATCATTACAGGAAATACAAAACGAACGGCAGAACAACAGCGTCAGCAACGTCTCGACGAGGCGGCAAGGATTATTGCCAGGTACGCTGAAGAAGATCGCGGATTTATGTAAAGCGTATCCGACATTGAAGGATCTCGCCTTGGTCTACAACCCGAACAACTCACCGAAGTTCGCACAATATCCGTCACGGTGCATCACTGGAACTGCTCCTACGCTTGTGGATCTCAGCAATGCATACGGAAGCACATCGCACATCCAGTGGCTGATTGCACAACTGGCTACGTTCCAGGAAGGCATCAATACACCGAACAAGATGACACCGCAACAACTGAGCATGTTGGCGCAGACGATGGCTACCGACTTCTTCTTCCTGAAGCTGTCCGAAGTGATGCTGTTCCTTGCAAGGCTTGCCGGAGGATCGTACGATGTTGATTTCCACGGATACGTTTCCCCGGATGCCATCATAGATGCCTTGAAGAACCGTTTCATGCCATACAGGGCTTCGGTGCTTGAAGACATGTACAAGCGTGACCGGGAAGAGAAGGAGAGGGAAGAGGCAGAGAAAGGCTCAATGACATGGGAGGAGTTCTGCATGAAGAATTTCGGAGAAATAAGACCAAACCCATTAGGATAATGAAACAAATACTGAAAGGAATGAACCTTCCTCCGGTTGTGGCGAACAAGAGGTTGCCGTTGGAGGAGCAGATCAAGGCAAAGCAGGAAGCCGATGTGATGACTTTGGCACATTCGGCACAGGGCAGGGTGTCTAACTTGGTATACCCTACCGACTCTGCTGTCAAGGCAGATAATCTACGCGACCACTACTCGGCTATGTTCTGGACTGTCATAGCACCGCTAAACAATATGGCTATCATGGAAACGAAGTCGGCTTTCGATGAACTGAAAAAGGAACCGAAGCTGTATAAGCAGGCTGTCAAGAGGAATGCCAAGATAGCTATGGAGAGGATAGACAAGTACGATGCTGCTATCATGCGGACAATGCGAAGCAATCCGTGTGGAGACAGGAGCCAGTATTGGATGGACTACAGTGATGAACATTATGAGATGATGCGACACGACCTCGATATATTCCGTCTGAGCGTGTTAAATGTGTTGGCTCGGTACAACATACCACTGAGGGGGATTAAAGCCCGTATAACGACCTCACTGAGCTTATTGGACTATGCCGTTGGTATGTTCGACACGTTCTTCCGCAAGATACAGGAAAAGACGGGTTCGGATTTGAGCAGATTCTTCACCGATGCTCGGCTGAGTTATGTCCGTGACCCCTGGGAGCAGGTACATCATCTCACATGCAATGACGGGGAGGACATCTGCCTGAACGATGAACATGACTGCGAGGTGGCATTTCAGATCATCGAGCGTCATGCTGTTGACATTGACCGTATAAACGAAATCGGAAAGGTGGCAATATCTTATAACGAGGACGTATTGGAGAACATCTACGATAATCCTTTGAACAAGAAGGATGGTTTTGAGAGAAGTTACAATGAAGTGATTAAATAGTTTGCGATATGGAAAAATACATTTATGCAATACAGGTCAGCGACAACGTGACCGATGTGATGGACTTGCCATGTGTGATGCGATGCGACAAACTCGTCATCGGGGCAGGTGGAATGAATGCAGTACAATACCGCTACATGCTTGCAGACGGGCAGGAGGCTGTGACCTATGATTGGATTGTGCAGTTGGCTGATGGAAAGTGGAAGGTGTTCAGCGGTGCAGAGTGGAACGAACGTAATAAGTCTTAGTTATGAGCAAGAAACGTAATAAAAAGAGCAGTCTGACGAAGACTGACGTGAATACTATCTGCGAAATGCAGAAGAAGATAGATGCTTATGAGAACTACATTTGTGCCATGTGCGGAATGATTGAGCACAGAGAGGACTTAAAGTTTAAGCCTATATTGTTGCTGAATAATACGCCTATGGATGATTGGATGAACATTTCTTGGAACGGGCTTCAAGAAATGAAGAAAGAACTTATTGAACTTAAAGAAAACAAGTCATGACAATACAGGAGTACAAGGAGAAGATAATCCATACCATCGAGCAGATGGAGAAGGAACATAAGATGAGCGTAGAGCGGATAGAAATAGATACCGAGGTTGCGGATCTTGGATATGGGAATTACAGTACAAAGAGGAACTTCAAAATGTTAGTGAAATGACAAAGATAAATGAGAAATTCTGCGGCAACTGCTGTTGGTTCAGTGGCGAAGACCATTACGGCTATGGGTTGTGTCCGTTTAGATTCGGTGATGCTGCTCATTGCGGTGATGAATGCACCACTGACGAGTTCGTTTCCCAAAAAGAGATGCGTCACCACATGGCGGTATTGTTGCAGCTCAACAGGTATCGTAGGGATACTCATTTCCCTGGTATCTATAGGACGCCGAAACCAAGTGAAGTAAGCCGTGCGATTGAATTTTCAGTTAGATACATGAAAGTGTTTAGAGAGTTATGAGAAGTGAAGTTTTCAACATTGATTGCATGGAGTATATGCGAACATTGCCCGACAAGTATTTCGCGCTTGCAATCGCAGACCCACCATATGGCATAGAGAGATTTGCTCACCCAAGCGGCGGTAAAACGCCACGAATATATGGCAATCATCCACTGACATGGGACAAGGCTCCCGACCAAGAGTTTTTCGACGAACTATTCCGAGTCTGCGAGTATTCGATAATTTGGGGCGGTAATAACTTCATGCTCCCGAAATCCGAGTACTTCATCATTTGGAACAAGGAGCAGACCGTTGACAACTTTGCCAGCCTTGAATATGCGTGGACGAATGTTCACAAGCCTGCCAAGATGTTCACGTATTCGATTCACAAGTGTATGCAAGAACGTAAGGCAGAAGGCGGCAAAGTCCATCCCACGCAAAAGCCTGTCGCCCTGTACGCATGGCTGCTGAAGAACTATGCCAAGCCAGGCGACCGCATCTTCGACCCCATGATGGGCAGTCAGTCAAGCCGTATCGCAGCCTACAAGATGGGCTTCGACTACGTGGGTTGCGAACTCGACAAGGAATACTTCGACAAAGGCTGCGAGAGATTTGATAGAGAATGTAATGGAATAGTAAAGACCAAGGATGGTCGAACATTCAAGCAGACAACATTATTTGAACTATAAAACAAAACTATTATGACACGAACCCACTACAACTTAGCCTTTGCTACAATTTGGCGAGGCATAGTAATTCTATTTAAGTCTTGGGCTGTTACGCTCAACAGGTTATTGTATGACATCATCCACGGGATCAGCAAGCACTGGTTCTTCGTGGTTCTTCTCGTTGCTGCCTATGTGGTTATGTTCTTGACGATGGCAAAGTCAAGGGCTATGTACCACAACGGTGAGGCGGTTAATTATCAGCTTACACAGGTGATTGATTCGTTGAAACTAAAAACAAAGTGATATGACAGAGCAAGAGTTATCAAAGATTCCGTTTAGGTGTGTGTGTCACATGGCACTGAAAGATGAGCATATAGCCACCTATTCCGATGAGAGTGGAAGGTTGGGGTTTAGTGTAACTACTCCCAAAAAGGATGAATTTACTTACGGCAAAGGCAGAACCCACTACCGCATTGACAATAAGATATACAAGTCCAAGAAGAAGTTCTTGGAGGCGTTGAAAGAGTTCAGTTTTAAGGTTGTACCAATAAGGTAGGGTGATATGACAGACAAAGAGAAGTTACAACAAATGAAAGAGCTTGCTGACGGAATGTACTATGCAGCACAGTATATGACAACAGATGCCTCCAAGCTACGCAAGGCAATGGAGAGGTATCATCAGTTTATTATTCAACATTATTACGAGGAATGATATGAAAACAATCAAGGAAATATCAGAAGAATATCTCGAAGAAGAGAAAGACGAGATAGTATGTGTGTATGACAGGTATGCTGGGTTTGTTGATGGTGCGAACTATGTGCTTGAGCAGATAGAGGAGGTTACTAATATTTGCTTTGACGAAGAGTTAAGAAAGGTAATTGCACAATTGAAAAAGAAATAACTATGGCAACAATTAAATCATTTACAGACCTTCCGCAATCAAAGGTTCTCGCAGAGTTTTTACCACTTGAAAGTGCGGATATGCGGTATGCACCCATTGGTGACATTCATCCTTGGGTATGGGAAGGAAATCCGAAATTGTTAGAAACGGATTCTACGCCTTGTTGGTCACTTGCAGCATTATTGAAAATATTACCTATTAAAGCATATATTAAGATAGATAATGTCTGTTGTACTTTAGATATAACTAGGAATACTTTAGACACATGGTTCGTATCATATTATAATAGAAGTTATGGTTGTTCTTTGGCTACTTGTACAAACAAGGAATTACTTGATGCTTGTTATGAAATGATATTGAAGTTGCATGAACTTAAAATGTTGTGATATGGAACTGATAGAAAAATCCGCAGTAGTAGCGGAGATAGAGAGTAAGAGAAAATATGCTCAACATTTAGGCGATAATGCTATTAACGGAAGTATGCAGCAGTTCTATGATGGAATGAAGCAAGGGTGTGTTGATATTCTTTCTTCTATCAACACCATTGAAGTGAAAGAGAACCTTACTTGGGAAGACATAAGAGAACTATACATCATCTTTGCAGAAGTTGATACTGAAATAGAACTTTGCAAGACTGATATTAAAACAGAAACACTTGGATATTATCAAGAAGTGTTAAAACGATTTAAGGCAAAAAGAAAATAGGTTATGATTATCAGGTTTTTTATTGTTTGGATTATATTGCACATAATACTTTTCTTCGTGGAGCGATATAGGTACAAGCATAGCAATTTTGATGCCACTGAACTCTATGACTACGAGAATGACAAACCTCTTGCTAAGGCAGGGGATAAGGTTAAAGTTGTGTTTATTAAAGATAAGTGATATGGGAGTATTGGGTGATATGATAAGACTTGTTCGTGATACCACGAAGGAATCTTTAGAGGAATGTGGTATTGATGACTTAAAAAGTGAGATTAAAGACGTTATTAAAGCACTAAAAGGAAAATAATTATGGAACTGAAAGATTATACGACAGAAGAACTCCGTGCTGAAATAAAGCGGAGATATGAACTTGAAAAAGAGGCTAAGAAAAGAGAGCCAAGATGCAGAAATTGCAAATATTTAATGCGGCATCCGCAAATAAGCACGATGTACTTATGTGAAGTAAGAACATGGGGAAAGAAGTACAAGCGGAATTATTGTGTAAAACTCTACAACAAAGCATGTGATAAGTATGAATTAAAAGATAAGTGATATGGAACAACCAAAATGGTGTAATTACCCTGATGCTACCACACCCACATTAGGTTGTTGGTCATTGCTTGACGGGTTAGTCAAGGATGAGAATTATTGCAAGGATTGTGATTGCTATAAACAATTAAAAGGTAAGTGATATGAAAACTATAGAAGAAAAAGCAAAAGCCTATGATGAGGCTTTGGAAAAGGCACGTCAATTATGTGCTTATCCTACAACTAAGCCGTTTGTAAGCGACTTGCAAGACCTTTTCCCCGAACTTGCAGAGTTCGAGGATGAGAAGATAAGGAATGGTTTAGTAAGACATTTGGAAGAGCTACTTGAACTTGGTGGTGTTGCGGAAGATGAATGGGACAGAAACGAATGTGAGAAATACATTGATTGGCTTGAAAAGCAAGGTGAGAAAGACATATTGGAAGATGCTATTCTTGATGGCAATGAAGACGGCCTTATTGCTGAAACTATAAGATATAAAAATGAAAAGCAAGTCGAGAAGAAACCTGTAATAGAAATGAAATCAGCGGCAGAAAGTATTGGTGTAGATTCTGAAACATACAATAAGATTGTTGATGAATGTATCTTTGATGAGCAGAAACCTGCTGATAAGGTTGAACCAAAGTTTAAGGTTGGTGATTGGGTTATGTTAGATAGACCTGTACTTATTACAAAGGTTGAAGATATGCCTTATAATACTCATCAATATTGGACTTCTGATGGTACATGGTTTGGGGATGCCACTAAATCTAAATTATGGACCACTCAAGATGCAAAGGATGGTGATGTACTTATCAGTGATTATGAGGGAGGTATCTGTATTGCAATACTTAAATCTGTTGTTTCAAGCAATGAAATAGAAATATATTGTCACTTAATTAATTCTGAATTATTCATTGCACAAAGTGGTTTTTCAAACGCAATATGGCATCCAGCCACCAAAGAACAACGTGATACTCTGATGAAAGCAATGGCTGATGCTGGATATACCTTTGACTTTGAGAAGAAAGAATTGTTAGCAAAAAAAATAAAATTGGAGGAATAGATTATGGATGAAGAATCTAAACTTAATTTGAACGCAGGTGACTATGCTATCAGTCATTGCGACAGTGACAAGACCTACAATGGTCTTGAGGTACACAGAATGTTATGTGATGCGTATATCGCAGGTAATAACGACACCTTGGATGACGAGGAGGAGAGGATAAGGCATTATCTAATGAATTTTGTAAAAATCAACGATGGGGTAAATCTTCCACCTGATTATGCAAAAAAAGCACTTGCTTGGTGGAATTGGCTCGTGATTACTTAGAAGAAATCTTTGGTGAATATTGTAACAAAAATAATGTGATTGAAGTTTTTCTTAAAACGATGGAGGAAGGAGTATGAAAGCAAACGAAATGCCTGAAAGAATATACCTATTTGATTGCAACGATGCGATGGTGACACCGCTTGAAGGTGATACTGAGTACATTCGTAAGGGTATTGTGGATGACATGATTAAGATAGCGGAAGCTCACGCTTTCTTTGCTGGCAGTGAACATGCAAGGGAAGAAGTGATTGAGAAGGCTATATCTTTTTTAGAAAATGATGTATGTTGCTACATTGTAGCGCAAGATTTCGCTATTGAGCACGAACGTTTAGAAAAGGATTTTAGAAAATTTATGGAGGAACAAGTATGACTGATTGGGGATATAAAACGACATGGAGCGTATCTTTCGACCTTCCCGTTGACGAGAAGATGAAAGAGTTCATTGATAAGATGGACAAGGAGCATAAGGAAGTCGAAGATGTGTTCAATGCTCGAATAAAAAAGCTGTTTGAGCAACATGTAGAACTCAACGAAGTTGCATCTTTGGGTTACGATAAGTTCCTTGCATTGTTCAGATTGGGCTATGAATTAGGATGGAATGATCATAGAGATACAACCGCTGTTGAATGAAAATCCATAGAAAGTAAATTAAAAAAATACGAGGAAGCGTATGAAATGCGTGAAATGTAACAACGAAGTTAAACTCGACATTGCAAAGGCATTGGACGAGGAAGGAGAGGTGTATAGGTGTCCGCACTGCGGATTCCTGTTTAGGTACGCTGATAAGTGAAAAGGTGGAGTCTTGACGGACTCCATTTTTTATTGAAAAACAGCCCATCCCTCACGGACAGGCTGAAATCAAAAATCTACTAACAATTTCTAATAAAACCATGAAAAAACCAAATCTTTAATAACTAACAAAATAGCCACCGCTGTGGACTGGATTCTCATTGAAAAACTAACTTATGAAAACATAAAGTAACTATTATCTCAAATTATAGTTAATACCAATTCCTACGAATGGTTCAATCTTTCCACTTACGAATCCGTAGCCGTAACCACCCGTCACACCGATGTTCCACTTACGCTTGATTGTATTGGTAATGGTTACGGTGTTCGTGACGATGCGCTCTTTAACCTTGATAGAGTCGAGGTTCGGCAGATAACCGCTCACCCATGCGTGATAGAGAGAGTCCTGATATTCCTCCTGCGTTATCGGAACAGGAATAGAGTCACGCACGATAATAGTATCGCTCCCGTAGATAGTATCACCACCCACATAGACATACTTCAACACCTTCTCCGTCTTGACTATCGGCATGGTGTCGGTATGCTCAACTACCAAGGTATCGGTCTTCGTCTTGATGACCGTATTGACCTTCGGTGTCCTGTGGCTGAAATAACCTATCGCTGCGCCTGTCAAAAGGCACAGGAGGCATGGTAATACCTTTTTCATATCAGAGAGCCGTAGAGAGCGATTAAACAGGCTAATTCGGCAAAGAAGAGAATCTTTCCGTCAAGCCACTGGGGACAATCATCCGACATAGACATTCCCGTCAATGGAACTACGGGGATTAGTACCAACAGCCACCACGGAGAGATGATATACACACAAGCCAGTACAAGCAAGCCGAGAATGCTGCCGATGATGTAATGAGCCGTTCTCTTCTCAGTAACAAACAAAGGAGTGAGTGCAGTACCGATAAGTGCGAGGATCATCAAAAAACCAACGAACTGCCACATCTCAGGCATCTTGGTCATCAGCCGAGGGAACAGCAGCATACCCACTGCAACAATCCATACACTCCACAGCCACTTGTGTTGCATCCCATAGACAAGCGAACTGATAGACTCGGGCGCACCCTTCTTCACGATGCAGAAATGTCCGATATAACATCCTGCAACCATAAACGATAATAAAGCAAGTAATACTTCCATAACTTTTGAATTTTAGATTAGAAAATACAGCGCACCCGTCACGGCTCCTATGAAGTCCGCAACAAGGTCGCCCTTGTCAACACTCTTGTCAGTCATCTCCTTTACGATACCAACTGCCATTGCGACAACGAATCCCATTGCAGCACCTATGTACCTTCCATCGGCAAGCGATTCAAGATAGGCTGCGACAAAGGCGATTACCTGACATGCAAGAAGGTGGAGGAACTTGTCACTCCCCACCTTCGCCAACTTATCTACAATACGCATACCGCAGTAGCCGCTATTGCCGTTAATATACCGCAGAGTCCTCCGAAGATGATGTCCTTCCAAGACCACTGATGACCTTTCACGAATACCATTCTTAGAATCTCAGCACCAAATGTAAAGCACACAGCGTAGCTTGCGCTCATTGCAAAGAAGGATAAGAAGTTAGGTTCAGTTCCCAACCATACCTCTTGCATCACTCCGAAAATTGCTGCTAATACAGCCAATAATACATTTAGCCAACCTTTCATAATCTTATCTTTTTAGTTAAACTTAGAAACTTAACTTTTCTGGGTATCCCGTAAACTGATATGCCTCCACATCCTCAATACTCTCCAGTGCATTTATCGCTGCCTTGTGGCTTTCAGTCATATTGAGAGCATCAGCAGCATACACCTCTACTTGTCCGAGCATGTAGTACCACACATCTATCGGGTAGGTGTATTCCACACCATCAAACCACTTGGTCACATTCTCCCTGCCTGCCTGCTGCATGGCATCAAGAGAGATTCTAAGCTGCTGCCTTGTCGCTGCATCAAGCCACATGGTCTTGCCATCCACACTGAATGAGTTGACCTCCTCAGAAGTATCATAGGCTTCAAGCTCTGCTATCTTGCTTGCCTTGGCTCTTGCCAATAGTTCTTCGGGGGTTGGAGTAGGTTCTACCCATTCCTCAAATCCCCAAGATTCAAGTTGTTCAACACTTGGAATGCCCGAAAACAGGCTTCCGTCTATATACTTGGTCACTGACTGACCTTCGATGTACCACTCCTTTGTGGTGCTGTTATAATACTTCTTCATATTCCTTTATTTTAAGATGATGCGGTTTCAACAGTCCAGCCAGTAGGTATAGCGTTATTTCCAAATGTGTCTGCCCAAGTTGCTGCCGAGTTCTTTACAAATGTACCACCAGAAGGTACATTTCTTACCCAGTTTACTGTATAACTTGTTCCTGGAGTCGTTGTAAACATTGCCTTTATGTAATTCAATTTGGAGCACCCATCAAACAGCATTCCATAGCAATCTGTAACAAGCGTAGTTGCAGGCAAGTATGGCGCAGTTGCTATTTTTGTGTTTACAAACATAGCATAATAGCAAGACGATTCAAGCGTAGTTGCAGGAAGAGTGAGCATCACATTTTCCAATGAGGTGCAACCTGAGAACATTCCTTGACAGCACTTATTTGCCAATATGGTCGGTGCCATAGTTGGAGTCGTGGTCAAAGATGTGCAGCCCATAAACATGTATTGGTAACATTGTGATTTTAATGTTGTAGCTGGTAATGTTTGTGGAGGTGTTGTTAATGACGTACAATTTCTGAACATGTTTGAATAGCAAGCATTCTGCAATGTTACAGCGGGTAGTTTTGGTGGTGCTGTTGTTAGCGATGTGCAGCCATAGAACATATTATCGTAACAGTTGCCTACCAATGTTGTGGCTGGTAATTCTGGAGCAACAATCAATGAAGTGCAACCGTAAAACATATAGTTGTAGCAAGAAGAGCTTAGTGTTGTAGCAGGAAGTTCAGGAGCTTCTACAAGTGATGTGCAACCTCTGAACATGGAACCGCATATACTATTCTTTCCCGAAATATTCGAAGGTATAATGACATTCTTTGCGCTTACAAGTCCTGTGCAGTTGTAGAACAGGAAGTAAAAATTATTTGCGACAGGATTCGCGTTAATAAAGTTATCTCCATTTTTCAAGCTAAGTGGATTGCCGCTTGCATTGAATTTTCCTGTTGAAACAAAATACCTTGTATTACCACCCACAGACATATTGCCTCTCCACAGGATAGTATTACCTGCTGAAATAGTGGGTGTATCTGTATTTGCAGCAAGTGAAACCCAAGTGCTGCCCCCATCAAGAGAATATTCCAAAGCATCGGAATTATGCTTGAAAGTACCATCTTCCAACGCTTCAAATGTGAGGTATTGCTTACTCCAATCAATATCGCCTCCACCACCCATATACCTTCGTCTATTCACTGCAATCATAATGCCTCCTTTCTATGATTGTGCTTCAAGTTCTACACTTGCAATACTCCACGCAATGCCATTCCAAAGGGCATTGACTTCATATACCTTGCTTGCCTCAATGGAGTAAGAAGATGCCTTATAAACGGTAACTCCGCTTGCTGCCGAAAAGGTCAATGCAGGACTTGTAGAAGTTGTCACAAAAAACACCGCACTGCTTACATGGGTGCTGTCAGTAGGTGTTGTGAGAGTGATGGTAATACTACCACTTGCAGCAATGTTCACTTTGTAGTAGTTTCCTACGCTTGCCGTGAATGATGCCGTCTTTGCGGTAGAGTCTATTGCTAACTTGTCTTCCTTGCCACTGATGTCAGGAGTAGTACCAGGAACACCTTGTGGTCCCTGAGCATGAACACCTGTATTCTCATCACCGATGAACCAGTTACCTGTGGTGCTGTCTATATGGGGAGTAATACCGTCTGCGCCATCTGTTCCGTTTGTGCCATTGGTTCCATTGGTACCGTCACGGCCATCTTGACCCTCGGCTACAATTCCAGTGTCCTCGGTACCTATCATCCAATGTTTATTGGTAGAGTCGATATGCGGAGTGATACCATCCACACCGTTAGTACCGTTAGTACCATTCTGTCCGTCCTGTCCGTCCTGACCTGCGGGGCCTTGAATACCCTGCTGTCCCTGAGCATGAATACCCGTATCGGTGCTTCCTACGAACCAATTACCCGTAGTGACATCAATATGCGGGGTAATGCCATCCTGACCGTCTGCACCAGGAAGACCAGGCGCACCATCCGTTCCGTCCTGACCATCCTGACCAGACGGACCTCTTGGCGACACAAGCTGATAGGAATTTTCATCCGTGGTGTAGATGTTATACACATTGTTACCGTCTTGATCCGTTTCCTCAAACTCGATTCCTGATATTCCTACACCATCATCGCCTTTCTCGCCACGTTCTCCTTGCAGACCGCGCTCACCTTGAATACCTTGGACGCCTTGGATTCCCTGAATGCCTTGTTCTCCTTGCTCACCCTGATCGCCTTTCACATATATGTTTGTCTTGGCGTAGGCGTGGGTTACAGGATTCCAACGGTAAACGTAGTTGTCCTCATATATCAAGTCTGGCTTGGCATTCTCAATAATGTCAGCGCATTCCTGCGTCATTGATGCAAGGTCTAACACCTCGTCAATGTAGTCCTGCAAGGTCTTGTCCTCGTTGCCAGGGAGATGCTTCCACATCTGATAGGCATTCTCTCCATAGACCAATGCGGAAGACACCATCTGAACGGTAATATCCAAGTCGGTTGACTTGTAACCGTCAATGACTTCATAGATAAGGTTCGCCTTGTCGTTGCTCTCGACGATAGCGAACATCATGATTTCGTATGAACGCTCATGACGGCCGTTCTGCCTGCCGACAAGTTCAAGCGAGTAGGTTCCGCATTGTGCAGTGTAGGGAACATCGACAACAATCTTTCCGTCCTCTCCCTCGACAAGCTGACTGCTCTCGGCAACGATGGTTCTCGTCACTCCCTGCTTGACCACACGGAGGGAATAGTCATCCCACCCAGTGAAGTCAACGGGAACGTAACTGTCCTCTATGGGCTGTCCTTCCCCATCAATCTCAGGGGTGGTCACTGAAACTATGAACAGTACATCATTCCCCCGAACGTATGCAAGTATTTTGTTCTCTTCCATATATTATTGTGTTAAATGAACATTACTCTCTTTGCTCTCCGTAAGTAGTATTGTCGGTCGGCAAAACCGTTCATACCACCGTTAATTCTCTGAGTGATGGTGCGTATGTCATCGGCATCAGCGAGTTTGTTGCATCCGCTCTTGTACCAAAACCATAGCGCACTCTTGATCCTTCCTGGACTCTTGACAAGCCATTCGGGATGTGCCGTAAGATGTCCGTTGCAGAAACCACTTGTTTCGTATGCCAAATAGTTCTGCTTTCCCGTCAGTTGGATATAGCCTCGTCCACGGTATTTCCACCCATCGCCCGATGCCTCATCTCCGTTACCCATTCGGTTCGCATAGACCCTGTTGGCTATCATCTCGGGATGACGTGCGTACCTCTCAGCCGTTGCCCTGTCCTTGAAATACTTCGGGAAGACCTGCAACAACCTGTCGGCAGAATAGTTGAGGTTTTCCTCCAAAGACCTGAACTGATTACTCTCGAAAGCAAGTTGGCTGATGAAATGCGCAAACCGCAATGCCGTAGTAATACCGAACGGCTCCATCCAAGCGTTCAACACCACCACATCGGTATCTATCCTGTCAGCAGGGTAGTTCGGGCAGATGCGCAGCAGTTCACTCTTTGTTACCTTCATTTTCCCCTCCTTCTCCGTTGTTGATAAACTCACTCAGGTACGGAATCTTCTCCACAAACTTCATACTGACAAGCCAGTGCAGGAAGTTGATGAAGCGGTAGATGGTCGTACCCTTGACGAGGATCTTCTTCCAATTCCCGAGGATGTTCACGCTGTAGAACCAAATGGCTGCGAAGTAGATGGCGGTAAGGCACTGGACGCTTGCATCCTGCTTGTGCATGTAGTGACCCATGATGAAGATGAATGCACCGATGCCACATAAGATACAGCACTCATAGAATGCCTTGAATGCCTTTTTCCACTTCCATCCATCGGCATGAATGGAATCTTCAATCCACCCTGACAAGAAGTTCACACCGAGCAATATCAGTATTGCAAGCATGAGGTCTTGTATCGGCATGAAGAAACCGCTCAGTGCGCTGAAAACCATTAGTAATACTCCTTTAATCTGTTCTACCATCTCTTTATTCCTTTCCTTTGTTTAAGTTTATTATCCGCAATATCCTTGTAGCCATCCTATACCGCTACCCGTATCGAATGATATGTAGTAGGTCATCTTGTTACCTACCGAGTCCATACCTGTCGCAGAATTTGCATTCCCCTTCCACAGCATACCAGTTCCGCTTCCGTAAATGGCTTGGATGGTCAGTGTTGACGACCCAGTGTTCTTGATGTAAATGGTCTTTCCCGCAGGAATGTTGCCGTTCGTTGGAAGGGTGACGGTGGTGGCAGATGTTCTTGTGACGATAATCACATCATCCGTGACATTGGCGGTGTACGATGAACCATCGCTGTTGGATATGGTCTTGACGCTCTGCAACAGCGGTGTCACATGCACACCATCGGGACCGAAGTAAGCGGTCTTTCCGTTTCCGCTGTTAACACCGAATCCGTCCGATGCAATCCTTACAAATGCACCCTGAACAGGCGTTCTCAGTGTGAAGCCGAACATCGTCACGATGTTGCCAGATTTCAGCGAATCCAAGAGGGTATAGGATGTCGTACCCGATGCTACCTTGAAGAAACCTGAGATACGGATGCTTACCGATGCTCCGTTGACGGATGTCGTGTAGCTGTATGTCGTTCCCGTTGTGAGTGGGTACGATTCCTCGTCGCTACCCTCATAGAATGTGATTGTTCCTTCCTCAGTACCTGTCACGGAAGGATAGTTGTCCGTAAGCACGATATGGCTGAACGTGAGGCTCTGCACCCTTATCTCGGAGTTGGAACTGAACGTACCGAGGTTGACATACATGCTGTAAGGTATCGTCCTGTAATAATTGCCCTCCTTATAGAACCCACCAGCTTCTTGGTGGTATTGCGGGGTGCTTGTATAGGTGGTCTCGTTGAAGTTGCTGTATGAGCCTATCGACCCTGGTGTTATCAGCGCAGAACCGCTGTCCGAACGCAGCATGAAGCCGTCGCCCGTATTGGAGAGGGACAACGTACCGTTTATCTGCGTATCGCCATTAAGCGTAATCTGCTGATTCGTGATGTCGATGCCAGTACCTTCAACAGCCATGATAATCTTGTCTGCGGTCTGGCTTATCTCGCTACCCGTTTCCACGATTGCGGGAGTCCACTCTGTCGCATCCTCATACGTTGCGTTCTGGTCGCAGAACTCGGCTTTTGCCCAAGCGACCTGAGTGATGGACGAAACATTATCAGCATCCTGCTTAGTGTAGATATATGCCTTGTAGCAGGTGTAGTTGTTATCCAATGTCACCTTGTAGGCATAGTAGCCGCTTGCGGTGGTCGTCAGGTCGCCGCTTGTTTTCAGTGTGCCGTAGCTTCCCGTCGGGAGAATGCCGTACAATCCTACACGGTAAACGGCACCACTCACATTCGTCTGCTGCCATGATATGATGATTGAATCACCAGGGCCAGGTTTCGTACTTCCGAAGTTGAAACATGCGAAGTATTTCTTTGTCTGCTCCTGAACGGCTGCTGTTGATAGCGAGGAGTCAAATCCCGATGTCTGGTTCTTCGAGTCAAGCAGCAGGTTCGCGCCGTTTACCAGTCCACCGTACACCTTTGAGTTGATTGATGCAGCGGTCTGCGTGAGCGTTGACTGCGAGACGTATTCCGAACTGATGGTTGACACCTGTGACGTTATCTCCAACATCGTATGTTCGACGGTAGCAAGGTGGTTTACAAGAGAGCCGCCTTCGTAGCCCGTCCCAGTTACGATGTCGCGCAAGTATCTTCCGTTTTCGTCTGTATCTCTTACAGCCTGTGCCGCAAATGTCAGGGGAACTGAACGTGTATCCTTGACCTCGTTGTTGATGACGAGCTGAACAATGACTGTCGTGGCCGACGACAAGTCACCCGTAGGACTGTAGTTCGTTGTCGGGTATGCACTTGTTCCGTAGTTCGTCCACTTGCTGCTCTTGTAGGTAAGATTCGTGTATGTGGAGTCCGCTCGGTTGTTGAACTTCCATCTCACGGTCACACCGCTTGTCATCTCTGTCGGGGTAGCACCTACGATGTGCATCACCTTATAGTCCAATGCCACCATAATGACGTACTTAGAGGTGTTGGTGTTGTAGTACATCCTGCATGTCTCTCCGTTCTCCACGGGGTGCAATGCGTATGTCTCCGCATCATCTCCGTCGTCGCCCTGCTCACCCTTTATCCTGAGTATCGTCCAACTACTCCATACGCCATTGACACACTCACGCTCTGCACGCCAGTACATCTTTGTGAAATCCTGAGATGTATCCGTGTCGGGATCGTACCATATATTAGGCGAAGTGGTCGGGTCACTCGGAGTAGCGTCATTAGCCTGTTTCTTGGCAAACTCAACATCGTAGGTCGTTGTGTCCGTCATCTGCCGAGGTGTTGACCAAGATGTCTGTTGGGGTGCTTCTCCGTCTGAGGAGAAAATACGGGTGGTTGCCCACAGCTTGTTCGTCCCTGCGGGTATGCCGTCAGACCAATATACGCTTGTACCAGAAGAGTTCGTGCCTGCGAGACAGTCGGTAGGACTCGGTGTGGAGTAGCTGCCCTTGCCGTTTGCAGGCTTGGTCGGGGTGCTGTTCATACGGACGAACATCGTTGACTTGAACGATGACTGACCAGTGTTACCCTGCTCACCCTTGATTCTCAGTATCGTCCAATCACCTACCGCCGCGCCGTTGCTGATTTCAAGCTCGGCTCGCCAGTACATCTTGGTGAAGTCACGCAACACACCTGATGCGGAATACTTGTCTTTCACAGGGTCAAACCATATCTGACCGCTGTATCCATAGGGTGAATCATCCTTGTGGCGATTGTTTGCCGAAGGTGCAGGAGGCGTATCCTCGCTGCCGTTCACGACATACTTCAACGCGAACTCGACATCGTATGTGTCGGTATCGGTCATCTGACGCGGCAGGCTCCATTGGGTATCCTGGTCCGTTCCCGAAGATGTGAACTTCCTTGTTGTAGCCCAAAGGATTGCCTCACCCGCAGGTATTCCGTCCTCCCATGACTTGACCACTCCGTTATCGGTTATGGTCGATGTGGGCTTCGGGCTTGCGTAGCTGCCACCAGTAGGCCTTGTGGTCAGTACGTTGTTCGTCCTGATGAAACATGTGGACTTGTATGAGTCGATGCTGTGTACGCTGATGATATGCGGGTCGGTCATCGACTTCATTGCCTCGGGTGAAAGGGAATATGCAGTTGCAGCACTGCCGAACTCCAACTTCACCCAATCCACGTCTGTTGCCAAGGCCAGATTGTTATTCGCTCCCGTTGTGCAATATACGCGGAAATCGGTTATCGAGGTGTAGTTGTTGAAGTTATAGACAAAAGTGGCACTGAGTGTATGTTCGCCTGCGGGTGCTGCGACATTTGCCATCGTCGAGTATGTTGACTGGTCGTTTGCATTCTTCCCGTAGAGCGCAAACTTGATATGCGTCTTACCCTCGGGGACCGTCAGCTTCACGCTTGCGGTAACGGTTGCACGGTTGTCATCCGTAAGCAACGGGCTTAGATTCCACCTTCCGTCTGCTTTCTTTGTTGTAACAAGGTTCCTGCCTTCTTCGGGAGCAGTCCACTCCACCACCTCGTAGTTCCACAGGTATCGCTTGGTAGCACTTGTCTGAGCTGCGGAAGCTGTCGGGTCTGTAACCCATCCTGATGTGCTTCTCGTTACTCCAGTGTTGTTCGCGTGAGCAAGATAGTAGTTGGTGACACCGCTGATGTAGTTGTTTCCAGCAGCACCCTGCGCAAGGTTGTAAATCACATGCGGATTGGTTGTCTTCGGATTGCCCTCGGTGTAGGTCGTCACCTCATAGTTCCACAGGTACGGCTTCTCCAACGTCGGGGTAGGCATGGTTGTCGTCCATCCAACGGTGTCCGTATATACCCCGCTGTCCGATTCGCTGATAAGATAGTATTCGGTCTGCGATACGATGCCATTGCCCTTATACGACACCTGATGCGACACATACGTTCCCTTTGCCGACGTACCGCTTCCACTTGTGTACATGTAGTACAGGGTGTACTTGTTGCCCGTCTGGTACGACTCTCCCTGCACGGCGAACATGTCACCTGGACGGCACTTCTCATTGACGATGGCCGCATTAGACCATGTTATTTCCGATGTGTCACTGATCTTGTTCTGCCACCACGAATCGGTATAGGACGAACCTTCCCTGATAAGTACGGCATTGGTGATGCTTCCTCCCTTGTCTCCATATACGCCCGTTATCCAAGGGCTGTCATTGTGTGCTGCGCCCTGCGGTGCTTCCTGCCACGAATAACCAGACTCGCCCTTCGTGAGCATCATCCATGAGATATTCGGGCAAACACCTGCCGTGTATGGGTTGAATCCTACCGATTGCAGATATATTGCGTTGCTCGGGTTTGGTTCACCTGGACTGCTGTAGTTCGTAGCCGCCTTGCACTTGAACGTCAGGCAGTAGATGTTCCCGTCATGCACCTGATACCCGCTCTGATGTGTGAGAAGGTTGGTGGATGATGTGAGGTATGCGTTATGCCGCGTCCTGACGGAAAGCGATGTGATGCTGTATAGCCTTGCGCCCGTACTCGGGTCGGTCTCTTTAAGGTTATCGCTGTGGAAGGTAAGCGTGTATGTCTCCCCCTCTACAAGCGGTTCCCAGAGATAAACTTTTGCAATGTACGTCGCATTCGTCATCGCGATACCCCATTGGTTCAGCGAGTTCTTCAACAGGTTCGGCACAGCGGCCTCATAGGAGTAAGATATATATTTCCATATATACTTCAATGTCGGAGTTGAAACGGTCACGGTGTCCCAACCTGCGGTCGATGTGGTCACGCCGCTTGATGCCGAGGATGCAAGCGTGTGGCTCGTTGCCGTCTCCACCAGTTCGGGAGGTGCGGTAAGTCCGAGGCCGTCCTCACCCTTGAACTCCTTCCATTCGTATGAAGAGAATGTTGTCGGGTCTGCCTCATTGAAGTCGGTACAGGTGCCGATGAACTTTGCTCCTGCAAAATAGGTAGTTGAGAACGAGCTGTCGCTGTTGTTCGAGGTGTTGGCGTATGCGATATGGAAGTAGGTTGTACGTCCGTCAATACCAGGTGCGCCAGGAGTACCCGAAGAACCGTCCTGACCTATCTTGTTTACGCCGTATGCCTTAGTTGTCGTTCCGTCCGAATATGTGACCGTAGTCCTCGACCACCAGGTTTCCCCTAATGCGAACGGCGGGAAGTTGTCGTTGGTGTATGTCGAGCTGTTGAACTGAGCCTCAGTAGGCTTCGTTTCCTTCTTGACGTACTTTGTCTCCGTTGCTGTAATCGACACGCTCGTTCCGTCATCGCCCTTCTTTCCGATGGTGTAGCTCACGGTATATCCGTTACACTTGCCCGTGGAACTTATGCTTGAAAGACGCTGATAAAGCGTGTAGTAGTCATGCGTATCGGTTGCCTCGCCCTGTACGATGAAGATGTCACCGATACGGCAGTTTGCCGTAATGTCACCGTTGTCATCGGTCCATGCGGTAGCCGTCGTCTTGGTACAGTATGTCTCCCATGTTGACTTCGCCCACGAGTTCCTTATAAGGGTCGCCTGCTTGATTCCTGCACCCTGCTCGCCCTTGATGCGTACAATAGTCCAATCCGACCATACACCGTTCTTGCATTCCCTCTCGGCTCTCCATGCCATCTGAGTGAAGTCCTCAGACTTGTCCGTCGTCGGGTCAAACCAGATGCTCGGTGCTGCCGTCGGGTCGTTAGGTGTTACATCATTTGGCTGAACCTTTGCGAACTCCACGTCATAGGTTGCAGTGTCAGTGACCTGTGCGGGTGTTGACCATGTTGCATCCTGACCCGTACCGCTCTGCGTAAACTTGCGGTGGGAACTCCAGACAATCGCGGAACCCTCTGGTATTCCATCCTCCCATCCACTCGGAACGGGAGAAGCGTATGTACCTCCAGCAGGAGTTGACGGTTTGGTGTTGCTGCGCTTGAATACGGTTGAAACAAAGTCTGCGCCATCGCCTTTGAGTCCGTCTGCAACGACATATATCGTCTCAGAGTCTATGGCATTTGTATTAGCGGTAGCCCATCCACCTGCACGATCTTCACCTTGGTCGGTAAGGATAAACTCTATTGCATCATAGGTGTTTATGTTGACCGTACTGCGGGTGTATGTTGTACCAGACTTAACCAAATCTGCACCCCTGAACCTGTTATAAAGTGGCACACCCGTCTCATAGTTTGTGTTTGGCGTTTTGCTACTGTCCCACAACTGCCACTTTCCGTCCGACCTTCTCCTTATACGGATGAAGATACGGTATTTCCCTTCAATATCCCAGTCTTCAAGGCTTTCGACCGTTGTGACAACACCGTTCACGTTCTTTGTGTATCCGCATACAAGCGGGAATGTGGAAGAGCCGTTTACAAGGTAGTGGCCAGCCTCGTCCCTTGTAGCGTTAATGTTCTGGTCTTTCGGCAGGAGATTATATACATCTCCTACCACTCCGTTGACTGTAAAGGTCAGAGTCCTTACGGTACTGCTGTCGTCAGATGCCGTCAGTGTGATTGCGAACTCATCCTTACCCGTTATCTTGGCTGCGGTGTAGTATGTGACGGTCAGCGTCTTGCTTGAATATGTAACCTTACCCCAATCATAAGTAGTTCCTATCGTGATGGTAGAGCCGTTGCGCTTTACGGTGGGAGTGCCGAAGTTCTTGGCGGTCTGCCCGAAGAACAGTGACAGCGTTGTTGATACTGATTGTTGGCTTACCACATATCCAGTATCATCACATGATACGCTATCCATCTCGTTTGTGAGGTCTGCCACCCATGCGGACTCACCCTTCTCGCCCTGTGTACCGATAAGGTGCGGAGGAATGGTCTGCGTGAGTTCGGACAATGCCTTAGACCAGCTTGCCACCTGAGTACCCTTGACAACGGTAATCCAATCGAATGAAGGAACATCGTATGTGCCACCCTCGGGGAATGCCGATACCCATATTCGCTGAACATGGTCAACATCACCATAGGTGTCACTTGAATGAAGGTTGCACTCAAATGTACCCGTGATGATGCCATCCTCGTTAGGAACAAGACGTGTCGGATAGCTTGGATTCTGACCTACCTTCTGCGATACGGCGCGTGATGATGCTTTTTGCACTCCGTCAATATAGGATGGGCCTTGTATCTGCAATACATAATATGTCTTCGGTGAAGGGAGTTGTCCGATTTTCATTGCGAAGGAGTAAACCTCGCCATGAACAAACTCATTTGTCGAGTTGAAGCGGAAAAGATATGGGTCGTCACCTATCGTCGGATTATCCGAGTTCAACACCATATTCGGGTACTGGCATCCGTACTCAGTCACCTCATAGTTCCACAGGTAGCGGTTGTCATCAGAAGTCTGCGGTATCGTCTCAGGAGGACACAGCAACCAAGTGTTGTCAATGGCAGGTATAGCGTTGGTGTTCGTCACCTTGTAGTAGTTCTTCACATCGGTCACATACACACCTGCGTTATCCATACCTCTCAGTTCAGCCCATTCGTAGGAAGAATAGGTGGACGGATCACTCTCGTTGTAATCCGTACAAGTGCCAATGTGGGATGCGCCCGTGAAATAGGTTGTGGAGAAATTCACGCTACCATCTGCGCTGTTTGCGTATGCAGTATGGAAATATGGGGTGCGTCCGTCTGCTCCAGGCTGACCTGGTGTTCCGTTTGCACCATCAGCACCGATACGGCTTACGCTATATGATGTAGTGTTTGCAACCGATGTGTCGGTGTATTCGGTTATTGAGCGAGTCCAAAGGAAGTTACCCAATGCCACGGAAGGAACGGTTGACTGCCATCCGCTTGAAGGTGCGGTAGTTCCCGATGTAGAACCTGCGTATGTAACGGTTACTTTCTTGATACCGTTCCCTTCCTCGCCATCCGCAACGACAGGAACGGTTTCCTTGTCAATGATGGTGTAACTTGAAAGGTTTGCCTCAGTGACGGTTGTACCCGTAGCCGTACATATAATAAACTCTACGGCATCGTATGTTGCCACGCTAAAGTCTTTCAGCGTATATGCGGCAGTTGCATGAGCCTTGTATGTGTAGTAGCGGTAATATGTCGTTTGCCATACTCCTGTCGAGCGTGTACGTTTCCTATGGTAGATATTGTAGTCACCGAACTTTGCAGTGACATCTGCAACAGTGGTGATGTTCGTACCATCACTCTTCGTGTATCCGCAAGTCAATGTCGCAGTCGCAGGAACGTAGTCACTTCCATCCCTGCCCACGTTGATTGCTTGGTCACTCGGGAGAAGGTTGTAAACAACTGCATTCTGACCGTCAACACCATCCGTTCCGTTTGTACCGTTTGTACCGTTTGTGCCGTTCGCACCTGCCCTTATTCCGTTTACTACAAAGTACAGGGTACGGCTGTTGTTGCCGTTGCTGTCTGTAACAGTTATCTCATAGGTGTCCTTGCTAACTGTAGCTGATGTGCTGTACGCAAGTGACAATGTGCGTGTCGAGCCTGCTGCTGACGGGAATGTCGGTGTGATACCACTTACCGCAGTACCCGTTGTCATTGCAGTCCCGTTCCTCTTTACACCAGTTATCTTGCAGTTCTGCCTTGTCGATCCGAAATAGAACGACACCGTTGTACTTACCGTCTGCGCACTGCTCGGCTTGCCCGCTGACGTACATGCGATGGAGTCCATTTCATTGTCGATGTCGGCAAAGTAAGGGCTTGTACCATTTGTACCGTCCGTTCCCTTATAAGAAACGGAGTATGAACGTGACTTGGAACCATCTCCGTAGGTGGTTTCAATCATAGTCCACAGGTATTGCCCCTTCTCGACATTCGGAATGGTTGTGTCTGTAAACTCACTGTAGGAAGGTTGTGTAGCTGTTCCTACAGCATACTTCGTCACTTCACTCGTCTTGTTTGCCCAATAGGTAAGAAGGATATGCGCTGTCGATGTGCTTGTAGTGCCGTCAGTGAAATATGTAACCTCGCGGTTCCATACATACGGCTTTGCTGACGTAGGATTTAGAATGGTCGTACCCCAACCAGAAGAAGGTGCCGTAGTGCCGCTCGTACCTTGTGCGTACTGCTCATCAATCCTTGTTATACCCCTGCCAGACGAACCGACCAATGCGACATCGGTTTCGTATGCCAAGTCTTCGGGTGCAGCC